TCTGTTAATGCATGTTGATCAATGCGATCGATTTGTAATTTCATAAATTTATTTTTAGATAATGATATTTGAATATTATACAGAGATCTGTGGAATAGTTTCATTAAAAATGAAGCAAAAAAAGGGCAGAGATAGTAGCGAACTTTCTCTGCCCAACCCGTTAACTATAACGGTCCTAAGACGTGGTCTTTAAACCACACCTAAATTATGCTTCGCAGCTTGCACATTCTAAAATATTTCTAGAAAATGATTGTGCTGAACTTTGACTAAATTGATAGTATAACGTTTTAACTCCTTGTTCATGTGCCTTTAAGTACAATTGATTGATATCTTTAGCAGAAACTGAAGGGTGAATCATTAAATTAAGAGATTGAGACTGATCAATAAATTGTTGTCTTTGACCTGCTTGTAAAATTAATTCGCTTGGAGAGATTTCAATAAATGATTTAAAAACTGCCCTTGTTGGAAAGTCTAGGTGTTGTACACTTCCATCTTTTTTCAAGATATCTTCCCAAACCGCAGGTGTATTTAAACCATATTTTTCTAATTCCTCTGTTAAGAATGGATTTTTGTAGATAGTTTTTGACTTAGCCAAATCTTTAATAAAATAATTAGATTTGATTGGTTCAATTCCCATACTTACAGCACCGTGAATAAAAGAACTAGATTTAGTAGGTGCAATAGCAACTAATGTTGTATTAGCAAAACCTTTTCTAAGTGATCTATATCCTTTTTCGTCGTGGAGCCACATGGAAGCTGCATCAGTTTTTTCTTTAAGAGTTTTAAATATCTGGTAGTTTAATTGTTTTGCTTCCAAAGATTCAAATTCAATCAATTTAGATTGGAATAAAGAATGGTAACCTAAAACACCAACGCCTAATGCTCTGTGTTGTTCTGCAAAACGGTGTGCTCTTGACATTCCTGGCATATTATATGACTTCTTAACGAATTCGTCCATAACTGCGTTTAAGAATAGAGTATAAGTCTCGATTGCGTCAGTGTCTTTTAATTCATCCCAATGTAGAAGATTAATAGAACCTAAACAACACACAAATGAATTGAATGAATCTGTTGGTAATTGAATCTCACTACATAAATTAGATGCTGTGATTTCAAGACCTAGATCTTTATATGGTGAATTGTTATTTGTAGTATCTTTAAACATAATGTATGGAAAACCAAACTCGTTACGTCTTTGGATAACTTTAGCCCATAATTTACGCTTGTCAGCATCTCCGGCTTTCATTTCTTCTAGCCATTGGTCAGTTACTGTAATACCATATTGAAGATTTTGAATTGGATTACCTTCTGTTCCCATATCTAAGAATTCAGATGCATCTGGGTGTTCAATTGGTAACCATGCTGCACATGCACCACGTCTAGCTTCTGATTGTTTACACACATCAACTGTAGTGTCATACATTCTTGCGTAGTGAACTGGACCATCTGCTGTTCCACCTGTAGAAATAGTAGCACCTCTTTCTCTAATATTACCTAAGAAAATTGAGGTTCCTCCGCCATATTTTGACATCATTCCAATTTCTCTACTTCCGTTCAAGATACTATCTAATGTGTCATCAACATTTGAACCATAACAACTGATTGGAAGTCCTTTGTCCTTTCCAAAGTTAATCCAAACCGGAGTAGACATGCTATAAAAGCCTCTTGCCATGTAGTCTTCAAACTTCTTTGCAAAACCTTCAATCTTTAAATACTTTTCTGCGACATTTGCAATGTCTTTAATTCTTTGTTCTGGAGATTCTGTAATATAACCTCTTGATAAAAATAATCTACTTTCATCATTTAGCCAGTAATATTTTTCTCTGGTATTTATTAAATTTTCTTCTCTGTTCTCCGCGCGCGGAGTTTGTAAATCTTGCTCTTTTTCAGCAAGAACTTCACTGGCTTTTTCCATGTTGTATGTTAAATGTTTTTGTTAATTAAAATAAATCGTCTTCGGTAATTGACTTGCTCTTCTTGTTATAGTCAACCTGCTTTTTATAGAAAAAATCACCCTCTTTAGTAGCTGTGATTTCTACATCGAACCATAGTGTTTTTTCTAGTTCGGTGAAATCAACATCAAATATTGGTTTCATTCCAATACGAGTTAGTGAATTATTAAATCTGTTTTGTATAAAATTCTTAATGGTATCCTTAGAAAGAAAGTCAAGCTCTCCTTTTTCAAAGATCCAATCAAGGATTTTAACTTCGGCTTCATATGCCTTTCTACACGCAGAATCAATAAGTTCTTCAAACTCTTCATCAAACCATTCAGGGTTCTCTGCTTTAATTATATTGATTATTTCAGATCCAAAATTACCGTGAATTTCTTCTTCTTTAGATGTTGCCTCAACTACATTTGAGATACCTTTGAATAGGTTTTTCTCTTTGTTGAAAGACATCATAATTAAGAATTGGCTAAATAAACTTACATGTTCAATAAATAATGAAAATAGAAGTACTGATTTGGTGTACATTTTATCATCTCTACTTCTTGTACCGTCTAAATACTTTCTTAAATAAGCTATCCTGTCTTTGATAGCTGGAATTTCTACAACATTTTGGAATTCTTTTTCCAAACCTAAAACTCTAAGTAATTGAGCGTATGCATCTTTGTGTCTTACTTCAGACTCTGCAAATGTCATACCAACATCACCTACTTCGGTGATTGGCATTCTTTTATAAAGATCTGCCCAAAAAGTTTTAACATTAACTTCAATTTGAGCAATAGCTAACATCGCTCTCTTAATTACTTCTCTCTCTTGTTTAGAAATTTTTGTCTTGAAGTCGTCAATATCTGTGGTAAAATTAAATTCAGTGTGGATCCAGTATGAGTGTCTAATAGCGTCTTTATAAGCTAATAGTTGTGGATATTCGTATGGTAGGATATTAACCCTTGGTGCAAAAATGTTCTTATTCATACAGTTAGTTTATTTTAGTAATTTATATATCGGTTAGTGGTTGAGGGTATTGGTAATTTACAGTTTAAATTTTTTTTCAATTTCGTGTGCCTTCTCATAATATGAGTATGAGGTCTTTTTATAGTCTTTACGTTGAGCATATAAATCACTCAGAATTTTCTTAAGAATAGAGTCTTCTTTCTTAAAGACTACACCATTCTCACAAACGATTACCGACTCATCTTTTCGTCTTTCGTTAATATCTGCTTGTGGTATTTGTTCAACATAGGATTCGGGGGAAATATTAAATTGTCTCATAATAGATGGATATAGAGAGGCAAAGTCAAATGCACTTACTCCACTGTAGTATCCAACAATAGGTTGCTTTACAAATGCTCCTTCAAATTTACCATCTTTAAGAGAATCCGCTTTACCATACTCTACTCCAATTTTTTTATTTGTTTCAGCTAGCTTTCTGGCTAATAGTGATTCTGTAATTGCCACTGGTGATGAGGCTTTATAAAGAGGCATTCTAGTAATAGTGGCCAATGTTAATAGAACTTCCATTGATCTTAATTGCTTGTCTATATAATAAACCAAACAGGAGTCAATTACGTTGTAGTAGACATATTTAGTAAAATCATTTTCATAAAGATCTTGTAATGAACCTGTGTATTTAATTTTGGTAACATCTAAAACTGCACCTGACACAAAGTCTAATGAGTTAGATTCTTTTACCGCAACTGATCTGTCATATTTGTCATATAATTGCATGTAATCTAAAATACCCATATGAAGAGGTCTACTATCATTTCTGTCAAGTGATCCAGTGATCGCCACATCAGTCAGGTCGATCTGAAGTCTCTTGCAACGATTAACTATATACTGCCAGTCATAGTTGATAAAATTCCATCCAGTCATCATTGGGAACTTAGGTAAAAACTTATGCAAGAATGTATATAACATATTGTACTCATTATCAAATTTATGATATGAGAATTCCCAATCTTGATCATAGTTCTTTAGGTGGGCATTAGTATCTTTCTCAATTTTAGCAATCTGCTCTGATGTTAAATCTTCAAGACCTAATACAATTGCTTTACGCTCAGGCGTGATGATCGAGAAGGTTAAGATACGTGACTTAGCCTCTTCTGGTTTTGGGAAACCATCAACGATTTCTGTTTCAATATCGACGAAATATGTTCGAGGCATATTGAATTCATAAATCTCTTCTTTATCTGCCGCTGGCAGGCTATCCATAAAATAGAGTAGACTGAACTTATTAAATGACTTAGCGATACCTCTTTTTAGTGGGCGATTGTCCCAGTTTCTAAAAGTCTTATCCTTATATTTATCTTTTTCTTCTGTAACTACCCAATTTTGGAATTGGTTTACAGTGTATCTTTTAAAGGAAACTTTACCCTCTTTGTCATAATAAGAGATGATAAGTTCCTTGTCAGTTTGTTCAATGTCTAATAGCATTAGTAGCCTCTTTTTTGACGGTTCTTATTTTCTTCTGCTTTTGCGAAATAATAATTATATGCTGTCTTTGCATCGAGGCCAATTGATGCCGCATAATTAATAAAGAAGTGCAATACATCAATCCACTCCATAAAAAGTTCTTTACGATCATCTTCTGATAGATCAGAAACTTTTATTGTCTCGTACTTTTTAAAGTCTGCTTTCCAGTATTTCCAAACTGCGTTCCCTGAGCCATCTTTAATGCCTCCTAATGCGTCTGTCATTTCGTGTAGTTCATCTATCACTGCATGTGTGTTAACATGCCAGAAGTCCATTACCTCGCGAATAGACATGTTCTCAAACTTAATGCCATAAGTTTTTTCTTGCATCTCTTTTTGATGAGACATAATGTCTTCTAAGTGTGTCGTTGAATCATTGTAAAAATCTTTTACTTCAAGATCTTTGCATTCGTTATCTATATTTGCCATATGTAATTTGTTATATTATTAGTATGCTAATTTGTGAGATAGTTTCATTGTTATTTGTCCATTTCTAAAACTTCTCCCCATTCTCTTTGAGAATTAGTTTTTTCTTTAGTTTCTTCTGATTCTGGATAGGGTTGTCCACCTACATTCCAAAACCATGCACCGGGCGTTCCGTGTTTTTTCATAAATTCCCAAGCTTTAGCATCATAGTTCATTGCAGATGGAAATGGTGGTGCGTATTTAGGATTTACATCAGCGGCAAATGCCTTAGGATGTGACCAAACTTTTGCTTTACCTAATTCACCATCTTTAATATTCCTAGATACTGCTACTGCGTTAAATTGAGCATCTGGCCATGCAATCTGCAAAGAGCGCTGTAATACGCCTGTTGAAATAGCAGACCAAACCTCTTCGGGGTATCCATGTTTTTCTGCAATATCATACGCTACTTTAACAGCCGCTGCTGTTACTAATTCATGTTTTAAACCCAATGGTATAAAAGTTGCATTATTTGCTTCCGCCCATTCTTTTGCTATTTTATTTAAATTTGGCATGGCAGCAATTCTTCTGAACTTAGGTATTGCACCCCTCTCAATACAAATAGCTTGATGATCTGAAATTACTTTACCTGAAGGCATAAATAAAACCAGTTTCTTGTTATACTTATTTGCCAAATAAGCAAGAGAAATTCCCGCAAATCCAAATCTGGGCTGTACATAAACTAATGTATCTGTTGGTGCTTTTTGAACTAAAATATCTCCGAATCTACATTTGGATCCAAACCCCATCATATCATCTCTGACTACATTGAAACCATCGTGATTCATTATAATAGGATCTTCTAGTGGATCTTTCCAGTCACCAGCTAAATCTAACCATGCTTGTCTATTTGGCATCATTAGATTTAAGTCTTGGTTCATTTTACTTGTTGTGTGGGTATCATGTGCCATATTAAAAGTTTGTTTTAGGTCCTAAATATTCTGGACTAGTCATATATTTGTTATGGTATTCCATTACTTTGTTTCTAGCTTCATCTGCACTATCGACAATTCTAAATAGATCAAAATCCTTTTCACTCATTCTACCTGAACCCAATAATTGATCCTTCATCCAATCAATTAAACCGCCCCAGTACTTTTTACCGACTAGGACTATTGGATATGTTATATTATGGCCGGTCTGTGCAAGGGTTATGGCTTCGAACATTTCATCTAATGTACCCACTCCACCTGGAAAAATAACAAAGGCTTGTGAATATTTAAGAAACATTACTTTACGAGTAAAGAAATATCTACATTCTACTCCGAGGTCAACATATTTGTTCATGCCAGATTCAAATGGTAATTCAATTCCAATTCCAATAGATTTTCCACCTACTTCTTTAGCGCCGTGGTTTGCGGCTTGCATAATACCAGGTCCACCTCCAGTAATCACTCCAAACCCTTCACAGGCTATTAGCTTACCGAATAGTTTCGCCTCTTCATACCATTTAGTTCCTGTCATTGTTCTAGCACTTCCAAAAACGGAAATACAGGGTCCTAATTCACTGAATGTATCAAATCCTTTGGTAAATTCACCCTGGATTCGCATGATCTGCCATGCGTCTTCTGCTTTATTTCTCATATATTAGCTACCATTTTTTTATATTCTTCTACTGAAACATTAGCAGATTGTAGTATTTTATCATCTGACGGGAATGAAGTCATGCCATTAAATGTTTCAACTAGACCTAAGTCTAACATTGCTTTTTGTCTACCATACGGATGGTCTTTGATAGAAGACGAGTTCCATAAAGTATCCATGTTAATATGTGCATAATCAGCACCAGGTCTTAGATAGTTTTCAATCCATCTAATAAAGTCGCATGCAACATCTTCTGCATTATATGGCAATGAACCAGTGTCTTCGTATATTTTAGTCATTACTGCATCTAGAAACGGTTCACTTCTTTTACCTTTGTAATCGACCGGATCTGCTAAATAACCAATACATTCTACTGCATTTGTGCCGTAATAGAACATTGATTCTCTGTTGATATATTCTGGGTACCAGTCAGCCACGTCTGCAATAACAGCTGCGTATTGGAATTTATATTGTCTCAGTCCGTTTGCAACATTCCAATCAAACATCCATTGACCAAGTTGTCTTAAGTCTTTTTTACCACCATCTCTCAAATAACCTGACATGTCTCTAGCCAATCTTGGTGCAAATTCACACAAGAAATAATCCCCGCCTCGTTTATAGACATATTCTGGTTCTTTAAATGATGACATACCAACAAAACTATCCTCATTTTGAGTTGGTTGTGGAGGTTTAGGAAATGCTGGAAATTGATAACCAACTGAAGTGTAGAATGGCGTTGGGTGGTATTTTACCTTTTCACACATTTCTTCAATTGTATCGCAATCGTGTAGATCAAATAGGATTGTATTATGATAACCAGATGGTTTGGTAGCGTAGTTAATTGCTGAGCCACAAACTCGATGGAGAATAAAAACATACAACCATTCTTCTAGGCCAAAAATATCTTGTCGACTAGTCCAATTTTTTGCAACCTCTTCTCTTTGGGGGTAAATTTTACCAGCTTGCATATGTTGCCAATACGGATGTTTATCTGTCCATCCATAAAAACAATCATTTATAATTTGACTAAAACCAGCATACTTTCGTTCCACAACATCATACAGTTGTATATGTTCCATTAAAGGATCATTCATACCACTTTCATCATGTGGCACCATGCCTAAATTACTAAGCTCTTGTTGTTTTAATGCTAAATTAAAATACCTAATAAATTCGTCATAATATTGGGTTGTCTTAATTTTCATTTTGCTCAATTATTTTCCATGCAAATGGATCTCTATTTCTAGCATATTCATCCATTGACCATTCTATATCACCAGTGGTAATTTCTATACTATATGATGCATCCGTAGCATGATATGGTGTTATCTCTATCTTGTATAATTTAGTGTATTTCATTTTAAAATAATGCTGTTTGTATTTGTACTACTTTTAGTTTTTTATTTGGTTCATTATTAACAAGATCCCATCGATAAAATTCTCTAGCGATGTGAACTGATTTAGGTTTTTCCATTACATCAAAACTTAACTCACCAATCGGATTTTTATATGCACCTGAGTGTTTCCATGTACTCCATCCATTGCGAGTACACATATCAACAATCATTTCATTCATAAGTTTCACAAGATCAGTTCTCTCTTGCCAAGAACCAGCAAATGGGGTGTCTTTATAATAACCAGTCTTTGGTAATTGCCTAGACTCATTCTCAATTGGCAATGCTTGTATAACTTCAATGGTTTTAATACCCGATTGTTGAAGTGTTTGTTCATATTGCACCATCATCTTAGTCAGTGCTGATACGGGATCATCCTGTCGCATTAAATGATGTCTTATGTCGATATTACCAAGATATATCCTAAGCTCATTAGTCCATGGGTATACATAATCTAATAGACCTCTCTTTAGAGTTCCAAATAGAGTTAAACCATCATTACGATTGACCATAAAACCTGGCGTATATTGACTAAAACTATGTGAGTCTCCAAAGCAAAGCTTATCGGTCTTTTCAATATGGTCTACTCTTTGGATTCCAGAGCAAATCTCTCTAGCCTCTTCAATTCTAGTCTCAAGTGTTTTAAATAGTTCCGAGCCAGTCTTTAATCTCTTCTCAATTAATTCTGCAATTGAAGGCATATCATGATGTAGTGAATACATCCTAGGACCTTTAGTAAAAAGTCTATTAATCTGGTGGAATAACTCGTCGTTAGCCCCGCCGAATATATTGAACGCACCTTTATATTCCATACCATGCTCAAGAAGGACTACATCAAATTCCGACCAGTCCGTAGTCCAATCTGTAATTACAGTAGCATTCTTATAACCAGCATTTACCAATTGGTTACACAGCATAAAAGCCCAACCAGACTTATGTGAGCTTGGCTTAGGGCTTAATTTACCAACAAGTGCAGATATTGCTATCTTAATTGACTTGTCAGATTCATAATCTGTAAAGTATTTAAAGTTCTGCATCTTCTGTACCCATTGGTTTTTCAGTTTCACCATAACCATACTTCTTAATATAGTTATCTAAGCCACCGATATACGCCACTGCGTCAAGTAGATTGTCTTCTTTATAATTATATGAATGTCTACTTAGTTTTAATGCAACAAGTGCTGCGTACATGTCCGCTCCGGTGAATTCTTTACCAGTCATTCCGCCACAAATCATTGCAGCTCGGCGCATGCCTTCTTCAAAAGGACCATACATGCGTTCTTTCTCTTCTGAACGATGATTAATAATTTTGTCTGCTTCGTTTAAAATATTCATGTGTAATTGGTTTATTGTTATATGGTATATTTTTGATTTGTTTAGTTTTATTTAAGTTCTAAATTATTAATCATTGTCTTTATTAGTGTTTATGTCTTTTTTCCAAGACTTGTCCTTTCTATTATATTTAGATTCGTCGCCATGGTCCTTTTGAATCATTTTACGACGTATCATGGCAGCGAGATGCCTCTCGTTATATCCATCAATATCTTTTTTCTTCTTTGCCATCTCGGTCTATCTTTTAATTACAGTGTAAATATAATAAAAAAAGGCCAAACAAAAAAATGTTTGGCCAATTATTTTCAAAAAGTTATTAACAACCTTAGATCTAGTAAGATAATCTATCTTCTATCTGTTTTCTTTTAGTTTTTAAAGCATCAATGCGATCTTCGATTGCATTTAGTTCACCGCCATATCTGTTAGCATCTTCATCAGACCATTCAGTACCCCTTTCGCCAGCCTCTGATTCCATATCTTTATACAATTGAGATCTTTCTGAAGTTAAATCTTTAAGTTCATTTGCAATATCCCAAAGTTGATCTTCTAATACATCCCTTTGTTTACCATAAACTCTTTTCTTTTTGTCCAGCGCTGCTTGAGCTTTTTTAGCTGCCATTGTTGATTTCATTGCTCTCATTGCCACTAGAACTGGATCATTAATATCTGTTGCCTCTTCAATAATTTCATTTGATTCGTGTACCAGAGATCTTTGTACTTCAGCGATATATTTTTGGAGTGACTTACCATAATAGCTTTCTAGTCCCTCAACTGCAGTTTTAGCACTGTTATTATAAATCTCATCAGCCGCCTTTCTACCCATTTTTGAATTAAGTACACCTAATGCCCCTGTTTCGGTTAGTTTATACTTTTTTTGAAGATCTTTTACGCCTTGATCAAAAAGAGTCTTAGCTTTCTTTTCATTAAAGCTAGTTTCTATTTGACCATAAAAACCATATGACATATTAATATCATCTTGTGAGTATGCCTCGAACGTTTTGATATATTTCATTTTTTTTCTTTTCTTTTTATATTCTTCTTCGGCATCACCAGAACCTGCTGGAACATCACCTGATCCAACTGTACCATTACCTGGTAAAACTACTGGACCCATACCCGTTAAATTAGCAGGGGTTATGTTTTCGTCTACTGTAATTCCTCTCTTCTTTAAGATCTTTTCAATTTCTTGATAAGCTTTCTTATAATCGGATTTAGTATAGTGCATTCCTTTAGCATAATTAGCATAACCGTCTAATGCTCCGTTATACATTCCTAGTAATTCTTCATCTGACATACTATCATTAAATACAAACGGTCCAATAAATGCTTCATCTACCGTCTCTGGTAAACCAGTATGCTTTGTACTTGCAAAATCTTTCAACTGCTTAAGAGTCATATTATCTGCTAATTCTTTTATTTCAGCACTAACTTCATCAGATTTTAACTCACCCTTTTTATAAGCGTACGCTTGTCCCATTAATCTTTGTTGTGATTTACTTGTACTTGGCATAATTACTTCCTAGCGTATTGTTTTAATAGTATGTTTCATAATTGTATTGTTTTTTTATTAATAGTTTTTTGCCAGTTTTTTCCAGTTAGACAATGTTTCTAATCCTAATAATATTTCTTCCATTCTTCCCAATGCATCATTGAAGTACGCATAACGCCTCTTTCCATCTACACCATCATGATTATTAATGACGTAGTATGATATGCTGCGCCCGTTTTTATTCAAGTAATCTAATGCGTGGTGATCTTCATATCCAAATTTCTTTGTTAGAACATCGAATGTTTCTATGAATAAGAGCTTCATGTCAGGGACCTTCATATCGTTATATTTATAGTGTTTAAATGTACCAATAAAAGATGATACTAATTTTTGTTCTACGTCTTTCCAGTCAAACTGTTCTTCTGATCCAAATCTCTTAGGAATACTTTGTTCGTTTAAAAATTGTTCAAATAATTGTATGTGTTTCATAGTTTTAATTCTATAATTAAGCAGAGTACCATGGTTTAATCCAATACTCAAAGAATACTCTTTTGAATTTACCAGACATAATCAAATGATTCAATCTGATTGATTCTATCTTTAATTGACTTAGCGTAGTTCTTAGCTTCTCTTTCGTAGTAAGACTCTCTGTCGCCATATTGTTTTTCTGACTCTTCAGCCTGCCCAATATAACTAACATATCTATTATAATCGTCTAAGATGCTTGACATATGATTAGAAGCATCTCTTAATCTAGCTTCGCTACCATTTGCTTTACGACCAATGATAATATCTTCATAACGTCCTTTTTCACCTTTAGCTAAACCGTCTTTAATTTGAGTAGTTAGAGATTCAATAGCGTCTGCAACCATTTTGTCTAATGGTAAAGAAGCCGCTTTATTAGCTAAAATTTGGTGGTATCTGTCCATGTTCTCTTTCTTGAAGTCTTTATCTGACTTAAATGCGATTGCACCTTTTTTAGCATCAGCCCTTGAGGCTCTTTCAGCTTCAGCAGAATATTTCTGTCTTAAAAGTGCCATGTTTAAAACAATAGCTCTATCTGCAACTTCGGCAATTCTTTTTACGTTATAAAGACCTGTTCCGTCCCATCCTTTGTACTTTTTAGAAATACCAACTGAATCAGACTCGCTACCTTTAGTTAATTTATATTGTTTATCATATTTACCCCAAGATTTAGTGTAAAATGCATTTTCACCAGAAGCAACCGCTAATAAGTAGCCTTCGCCTGGGATTGTTTTATGATCATACCATGCATCACTAGGTGCATATGGATTTTCTTTTGGTACATCAGACACATAGAAAATAATTGAATCCACTTGCTTATTTTTATAAGCAGTCTCTGGATTAACTACTAAAATATCTTCGTCTTCAACAAGGTCCATTTTAATTTTAGCTGTACCATAAAATGCTTTCGCTAAAGTAGCGTCGAATTTAGCGCCTTTAGTTCTAAATAAACTAGCAAGCATACTAGACTTAAATGCTTCGGTAACTAATTCTTTTGATTTATTCGTGGTGTTTAGTGAATTTACAAAGTCACCAAAACTTTCAAATACAAAGTTTGTTTTCATGTTATTATTTGTTTTATTTTCTTTTACTAATTTTGGATTCTTATTAAGAAGTTCTTCCATGTCTAATTCTGACAAGGCCATAAAACTATCTTCACCATATTTTTTAGCTAGTTTATCAGCTAACTTGATATCTATTACTCTTGCCACTTGACTGTAATCTAATGTTGCAACGCCAAACTCTCCAAAAATCTCTTCAGCTCTTGCGTTTGCAATTTTAAAGGGAGTTGCTTTTTCATTAATATCTATAGTAGTTGTTAATTCATTTAGAATTTTCTTACCCGTTTTAGAAAGTGTGATACCCTCTTCACTAACATTAAAATAAGTAGCGTTTCTTTTAATCCATCTCGTACTATCAACTGTCATCTCTTTTAAAATAGTATCAAACTCTTCTTTAGTAAGTTTACCATCTTTAATAGCTTCTAAAACTTTATTTCTAATTCTAGCAGCCTTGCCAACTTTAACAGCTGGGTAGTTTTCAGTATATTTTCTTTTGACAGTGATGTGTCTTTCTTCTATTGGTTGATTATTATCCATTTTTTGATATATTATTTCTTAATCTTTGCTAAATGACCGTTTGTTTCTTCATACTGGAATGAGAACTTAGACTTTGCATAAAGAGTTCCCATTGAGAACGATACTAATACACCATCTGGTTTTTTCATAGCAGTGTTGTATGCGTCAGTTGCAGAGGCCTCGTCATCAAATACACCGATGTATTGTTTTGAGCCAGCAGAACCAATTGTATATCCTGCTTCTAATCTAATTCTTTGACCATAAAAATCTGCAGAATTATGGGCAAATACTAAGTATTTAGTCTCACCTTTTTCTGGTAGATTATCGGCATGCTCACCGAATTCAGTTCTAGAATTATAGTGATAAGACCCAAATTGAATAGATTCATCTACTGATATGTTATTGGCTTCTGTAAAACTTTCAAATGATTTTATATTCTTCATTTTGGTGTATTATGTTTATTTATATATTCTTAATAAATTGATCGAAGGTCATAACAGATTTTGACTCTGCCAAAACACCCATACTGTCTTCTAATTTAGACTTTAATTCACCATACATGTTGTGTATCTCTTTAGGTGTTAGTTTCTTAAATAGCTTCTCATCACCATCTAGCATTGCATTTCTAACTTGCGTAGCTGAAATATTTTTACCAGTTCTTGGAATTTCAAAAAGACCAAAATCAGTCCTTACACCCAAGTCTTCTCTATATTCTGGTTTATCAACTTGATATGAATACGTTTTAAGTCTATCACTTCCAGTGCCCCATAATACGGGTTCATAACCATCGGCTCTCATTGTATTAAACATTAGGTCAATTGCTCCCCTGTCAATAATATAAACCTTCTCAATTGGATATTTACCTTTTAGTTGGTTTAACATTTGAAGTTGAGTTTCTTCGTCGTATGGTCTAGAAAAAGCATCCTCTTTCTTTTTAGTTTTTGATTTAACTAGAAAAACAACTACCGGATAACCGTTTTGTTTATTAATAGTCTCAACTACTTTAGCATGGCCCAGCGTAAATGGTTGGAATCTACCAACGAACATGTTGACTGGTGTTTTACCTTGTTCTGGGTATTTAACTGTAAGCCCCTCTAAAACTGGACTAACTTCATGTTGAAGTTTTTGGTTAACTAAATATGTTTTAAATGTCATAACGTCATTTTCATTTGTTTTTGCCATTACAATGCCTTCTATAGTTTCAACTATTTCATTGATTTGGTTCATTAAGTCAGTGTTAATAATGTCTGTTTCTCTAGTTCTCTTCTTTCTAAAACTACCTAACGCAATTTTAAATAACTCTGCCAAAACTTTATTTTGAATTAATGATATTGTTTTTTCATCTTTAATAAATGTACGATTAAGATCAAATCCTTTGTTGTCTGAGAAATCAGCTGAATCAAAATTAGCTCCAATATATTTAGAGGCATTCTTTTCAATGTATGCATTAAATATATTTGAGATTAATTCAATATATCTAAGGTCTGACTCTTCTTCTGATATTTCAATAGCTAATAAATCATAGTTAGTAATAAATTCTACTAGATCTAAAATTGAAATCTGATACATGTCAGATGGACTTCTTTCCTCTTGTGGTTTTCTGTCAAATCTCTCTAGCTTAAAACTCTTAATGTTTTTACCTTCGTAGAAATTGATTATTAACCCATCAATATCTTTATCTAGTGTAAAGTTTAACGCAGGAGTATTAAGACCATTATTAAATATATTGTATATTGTTCTAGTAAATGATTGTGATTCAAACTTAGTTATGAAGTCTTGATCAGATGTGTTTAGAAGCGATATAATGTCGTCCTTTTGATTAGATTGTAGTTTACCTTCAAATACAATTGGCGGTCTCTGAACTCCTAATTTATCCGCCCATTTGTTTAGAACCTGTGGATCTCTAATTACTTTTTTAATTTGAGTAGGATCATTTGGGTTTAATACTTGTATATGTGTTAGGATTAAGTGGTTTTTAGGTAGTACATCATATTCAATGCTTACCGTTTTATTATCCAACATGTAGTCAAAGCCGAATTTCCAATCTAATGGCATCTCTTCGGTAACTTCTTTTAATATTGTTGAAAAATATTTAATACCATTTTCATAGTATTTAACCATGGTTCTATCTACTCTATCCATTTGGTATTTAGAACCGCTTTTATAATAGTTAAAGCCTGTATCAGTTCTTTTAACATGAAATGAAGATGCTTGAATCTTTTCAGATACAACGCATGTCAGGTCCAACATAGCCAAAAAGTCATTGGTATTAGTTGATTCAAAATATGTTCTTAAGTTTTGTAAAGCCATGTTGTGTTGTTTATCTTCCGTACTTAATAATACCCATAAGCTGGTTAATTGCAGCGAATGTTCCTGTTAACTTAAATGTCTTGCCTTTATAAACAAAGACAATCCCTTCAGTTGGCATAATTGAATCAATTCCACCTATTCTTTCTAATCTAGCTAATTCAGCTTCAACTTTTTGTATCTGTTCGATTGATCCACCTTTTTTAATTTTATCAGCTTCGGTTCTAATTTGATTATGTAATCTTTGCATTTCAGCATCTGGTGACGCAGCAACAAAATTAGAAGCGTTTTTTAGAATAATAGAACCTAGTTCTAAGAATAGATCTTCAAACGGTCTAATATTCTCTTTGTATTTCTTAGCAACATCTTCTTTGTCAAATTTCTTAATAATAGCTGCCTTGTCTTTTCCAAGTTCTTTGTCTAAAGATCTTAAATTAAGGGTCTTTTTATCTCCATATGCCCATCTTAATAATAAACCTTCTTTAAAGTCTTGTGTTAAATCTGGGAAATTTGAATCTATAGTTTCCCTCCACCACATTTCATGATAGCGGCTAACTTCATCAGCGTCTGTCAAATTATATTTGTCGCGGAGCGCTTCAACCTTCTTAATAAATTTATTTTTATTTTCTTCAAAATTAAGGTCCTTACCTAATTTAATTATTTGAGGTGGAATTATAGTAAATGTTTTACCGACATTTGCTTTAACAGACTCTAAGGCTTTTGCTATTACTGATGCAGGTTTATTATCTTCACCAATTATATTACCATTACCATCTGTCTTTTTTATACCATGAAATTGAATAATATCTCTATCATAATAGATTACATTTGGATTTTTAGAATAGATCAATTCCATGTTCATCCAATTGAGTCCATTTTCAAATACTTCTTGTTGAACTTTAGCTGGTAATTTAATCAACACATTGGCTAAATCTTCTGCAGCAAACTTAAAAGTTTCTTCAACCATTGCAGATGCATGTCCATCAAATTTTTGCTTAAACGTTTGAAGATCCATTGGTGTTATAAGTTCACCCTTGTTACGAGCAAATTTAACCTCACCATCTTGAATAGTTGCAAATACATTTTGTCCATCTGTTTTTTCAGTAGCGTCCTCTTCAAAATTAAGTTCACCACTTAAACCAGCTTCTATAAGAGCTTTGAAATCTGTAAATGTTAATGACTTATCATCAAATGGATGTGCCATATGACCGGCAGCCCCGCCTTCTAAAATTAAAGCTTCTTTTATATTTGAATGTAATTTTTCAGTTACAAACTGTTCAAAATTATGGTAGATCTTCATAATGTATATATTGTAATTTAATTATTAGCCTAATGAGCTAGTCAGCATACCGACTGCTACGCCATAATCACCCTTAGATTTAGCTAAGATGCCATCAATTACTTTTTTTGCTTTAGCCTCATCAAATTCTTCACCAAATGCTTTTTGTAAAACCGTGGTTGCATATTCGTTAAATTCTTCATCAGATTTAACTTCAGCTTCGTTTACTTTAGATTCAACAATTGCTTTAACATCTTTTAGTTTGATGCTTTCGCTGTCAATGTAATCCATTGCCATACCTACTAAATCATCTGAATCTAGATCGTACTTGTTTTCTGCATAATCTTCATCGTCCATTAATAAATCATCACAAATATCTCTTAAAGTATCTGCATCTTGGTCATAAAGAAAATCTTCAATTTTGTTTAATTCAGACTTAGATAGTTTTTCGTTAACTACTGATTCTTCGATGTATTCAGCTAGATCTGCATCAGCCCATCCTAATTCTTCATCAGCTAATACTGCTTCAAGATCTTTTCTCTTACCTTGCATTGTGATAACTGGAGTTCCGCCACCTGGACCGTCCATCTTTTTATCAATAATAGTAACCTTGTGTTTCTTTAAGAATTTTAAAAAGTCTTTATCATCTGGATCCATTGCATCCATTTCAACAGTTGCTTCACATAAAATATCAGCGTTTTCAATAACAATACTTTCGTTAAAGAATCCATTAAATGCGTTCAATAAAGATTGACCCGCTGCCTCTTGTTTAATTTGCTCTAAGTAAAGTGCAGTACCTTCAACGATACCGATACCTGACCATCCTGCTGCGTTAGCAATATCAGAATAGTATTTGTCTAGTACTCTCTTAACTGTAGTTGCACCGATCTTAATAAAGTGATTACCTAAACCTGGCATTTTAACTTCAAAGGTACTAATAGAACCTTTAATATTTTTAGAGATTGCAAATCCTTCTCTTGAGAAGTTAGCATCTTCCATTGCCATTTCAAATAAGTACTTAATACATCCTAATACTGATTCATTTGACATTGCACCCAAGTCAGTTAGTTTTTTTGCAAACAAGTTATTGTAAACTGTAACAACTTTCTTAGCATCTCTCTTGTATTTTACCTGAATCGCCTCATTTACTGAAACAGAAACAGATTCAAATGCTGGATATAAGTCATCATAGCCATTGCCATAAATATCAGCCATTAACCATTGCTTGTTAGCTTCGTCCCAAAGGTAAACGAATTCTGCGCTGCTATTGGTAGCTACATCTCTCAAATATTTAGAAACGTTAGCGATTGAACCCTTTGAAGGTGTCATTGCATTTTTATCTCCGTAAAAATTCATCTTATCAATACTATCTTCTAAACCTGAACAATCTCCCTTTGCAATAACAGCATCAACTGCTTTTGGGTTTTTAAAAGATTTCTTAATAATAGGTAACATGTTTTCTGGATAAGAATCGTAATGTGTATAAATTGAAGTGATATTACCTTTCTTATCTATTTTACCAAATTGACCTCTTGTGCCCTCTTCGATAAGTGTAACTGCTTCGTTAATTTCAGCACCTCTTAATCTATTAAAAAATTCTGATCTTTGCTCTTCTGTCAATTCTTTGATTGAAGCTACTTTAAATTCAGATAAGAGTGCTTTAAAAGCCTCTGCTTCATTAGTTCTTTTTACGATCTTTTCTTCTTCTAAGTGTCTAGTTTGAGAAATCTTTGCTTCGGTAGCAAATTGATCAAATGATTTTAACTTTTGCATATTATTGTTTTATTTTTATATGTTATTATTTTATTATATATCTCCTTCAAAATCGACATTTTTAATATCGTATTTGAATTTCTGTTCTCTATAGATGCGTTGACGCTCCTTTGCATGTCGCATTAAATAATTATCCCAGTCCTGAGAAGATAAATCATCTACAAAATCAATAATATTAACAGAGTCCTTTGAGCTATGTTGTCTCAGACCTCTACCAATTGATTGTCTAATAATTACCTCTGATTTAAATGATTCTGTAAAGAAGATGTTATGTATTTTCTTAATCGAGATACCCGTAGAGAAGGTACCGTATGAAGCGACTATGACGACATCTTCACCTGCCTCCATTTTTTTCTTATGTTCTTCGCGAATATCTTGATCAATACCTCCATCAACATAGTAAACTGTTTTATCACTTTCTCTGCGAAGTTTTTCATATATTTTTTTACCATGCTCAATGCGATGGAAAAGGACGAGACTATTACCGCGTACTCTGGAAATAATACTAGTAATAAAGTTAAGGCGGCCTGGTGAATTGATAACATAATTCTGCTCAAACTTAAAAACATCTTTGCTTTCATATCTGTTTTGGGACATTTCTCTAAACGCATCTTTAGTAGATTGCGGAGCATAGTCCATTTTTATAATTTTTACTTTACATCCTGCGATATGCCCCTCATTTTGTAGATAGTTTGCACTAATCTCTGTAATTAATGGACCTGTATATGCCATAAGTGTTAGCCTATCTAATGTACCTTCTTTTGGTATAGTACCAGATAAACCATACTTGTATTCTGCGTTAACACATTTTTGTAAGATGGTTTTAATAGAAGCTGATTTTGCTTTGTGGGTTTCATCGACAATAACTGCGTCGAATTGTTCAAAATATGCCTTTTCTTTTTTAACAAGAGACTGATATGTACCGATAATAACATTTCTACCTGGCCTAATTTTTTGGCCGCTATAAATCTGCTGTACTTTAATATCTATTGCATTCCTGTAATTATAATCTAGGAAATCTTCGCTAGCCTGTACAACCAAAGAAACATTGGGCACGATGAATAGTATTTTTCCTGCCTTTTGCTTTTCTAGTAGATATGCAACTGTTAAAAAAGAGATGAGTGTTTTACCAGCAGAAGTTGCCAATTCACTTAAACATCTTTTAAATTTTAGAATATTGAATGCAGCCTCTATTTGATAGTCTCTCGGGGTAATTTCTGATTTTTCAAAGAAATCAATTGCCCATTGGGTAAACTTTTCTTGATTAATATTGGTATCGAATATTTCTGTAATACCTTCGAGTTTAAACTCAAATTTATAGTCCTTGCATATACCCATGACTTCTCTCCATAGACCGGAAGGAATCCACTTATCATCTTTAATATAGGAAACATAACCGTCCCACAACCCTTTTTTAACTAAGGGGTTGAAACGCCATGACTCAATCCTCTTATTAAGAGAAATATTGAGTTGTTCTAATTCTAATTCAGTTGCTACATCAATACGAAGCAACTGTTTGTTTTCAGTTAAACTAAGCTCCACATTGTTAGAGCATTTTTATTTTTCGTTATAGATCTTTTAATGCAAGTCTATTACGAATGGCAAAGCCCATATTATCTAGGGTCTTAACCGAGTCTCTAAAGAATTCCACTTGGTTTTCTAAATGAGATAGTATCATATTTTCGTCGGCGAGGTCGGTTTCAATAAACTTCTCTTTTTGTTTTTCGCCTAATTTGTAATCGTATTCATAATATCTAATATACGCTTCTCGGTACCTGACATTAACTTTATTCTTTTGTTCCTTAACTTTCATATTTAAGTATGATATCTGCTCAACTAATGATTGGCGAGAAGAAAGAACTTCAGCAATAGTTTCCTCCATGGTATTTAAGTTTCTTAAACTCTGAGATAGCCCTTTAATAATATTGGTCCACTCTGTTCTTTGACTACTTAATTTCCTATCTAATGCTAATATATTCTCTTTGCTCATACTAAAATAATGATTTCTTGCTAGGATCTGGTTTGATAAACTTAGAGATTATTTGTCTCTTTTTAAATTTGGGTTTTGGAAACTCTATATCTGGTGAATTAACTGTAAGATCTAATGGTTGAAAATCAATTAAGAGTTTCATACCTTTAAATCTATCACTGTCTCTTTGAAAATCGTCTAAGTTGTCTTCAACCATATTACTAATATCTTCTATACGTACCATAGATCCAATTGACTTGATGTGAAATATTGATCGATCTTTTTGTGAGCGTTGATTTTAAGCTCAAAACATTTCAATATTAAGTCATTTAGATCTTTAATATTATATGTATCTAGCTTATTTTCCTTAAGAAATTTAGACCACATAAATACTGGTCGTCCTTTCTTAAGCTTCTCAGCCATCTTCTTTTTACCTGTTACATCATTATCAAACATGTACCTGACTGTTGGTATCTCATCAAAATCATCTGTTGATCTACCAGCGGTAGCTAGCGCCAGTGAGTTGGTCATAAACTTAGCATCTAATGGCCCCTCGAACATTGTAATGGGTCTTTGAAAGTTTAATTGCATAATACCAAATAGTGTAGATATCTTGGTCAAGTTATTTAACTCATCATTTGTCATATCTAGTGGTTTACCCATTTCTTCATATATTTTAGGTAAATCATATGTTAGATATCTTTGACCATAACCTTTCATTCTACGTGTTTGTGCTCCTATAATTTTGTTATCAGTACTAAAGTTTAATATCCATAAACGATGTTCTTTTTCTGAATAAAGAAAATCATCTACTCTATTGTGGAGTAATCTTGCCTTTAATTGAAACCATATCCAGTCACCGGGTACTATCGGTTTTGCCTTAAAATGTTTTTTAAAGTCATCGATATCAATTGCTAAATTATGGATCTCTTCAAGACCTTGATGTTTTAAAACTGACTCGGGATTTACCTGTATCTTATTTTGTTGAATGTAGTCAATGACCAAAAAAGAGTCATCGCTATTCGACATTTTAATATCATGATCCTTTAAAAAAGTATAAAGATTTGTGTGGTGGTTGCAGTTATAACAATGGTACTGTAATGTATCCCAGAATATGTTACCACGCTTGGCGGTATCATCTTTGTAGGAGTCGCCACAATAGGGACATGCAAGGGTTATTCGCCCATGCATGTCCTTTAGTAGCTTCTTGTTAGGTTCAGGATGTTTTTGAGATACTACTTCTTTAAGTGCATACCTTATTTTATCCTTTAACTCTTCAGTAAGTTGTATATTAGATGTCGAGGTCATTCAAAAAAGAATCTAGATCGTCATCAGATGAAACGCTTGAAGTTGATTCTGTTTTTGCTGGAGCTTCCACTGGCTTTTCTGCTACCGCAGTTGCCGACTGTGTTGCTTTTTTAGGAGCACTCGATGTCATCTCAGCGATAGAGCTGCCTGGATTGATGTACATTCTCAATACGTCATTAACGAAAGATCTTGTATCTTCATCCCATGCTTGGTAATCATAACCCTTTAAGGAAGGAGCAGCTTCTAGCTCAGCCTTAATTGTTGTCATGGTCTCTTTGTTACGCTCTGCTGGTGCATCACCCATAATAATAGCTGATTTACTTGCTGAGAATTTAGACTTGTCATAGTTGTTGTAGTCACCTTGGCGAGTAATGATTAACTCAAAGTTCTTACCTTCAAAAAGGTCAAATACTTGTGTTGGTTCACCAAAGTCTGGTTTCAATTCTGCATCAATCTTCTCTTTGATCTTATAACCAAATTTAAATACTTTGTAAGTACCTTCTAGATCTGGGTTCTGTGGATCTTTAATGATCTTGATTAGTGCATAATATTGCTGACGTCTTTTCAATTTCTCTGAAGACTTGCGGTCAACAGCTGAATCTGATTTACGTAGCTTCCAAAATACATCTGCAATAGGACATTTCTCACCAACAGTAGATGGACTATCAACTAGTTTACCATCACCGCTTGAGTTAGTTAGCCAGTGTACGTATTTTTGGATTAGGGAATTGCGAGGGTTTTCTGGATTAGGAACAAAACGAATTAATGCTTTGTAAGTTCCGTCTTTACCGTCGTCTGCGGTTGGTTTGTAGATCTCGTTAGTAGAACTACTTGCTTGTACTTGGTGGGTTTCTACGTCTTCCACACCTAAGTTAAAAATGTCAAATGAATCACTCATACCTTTTAGTTGTTTAAATTTTTAAATTGTTTACCTTGAAATTACTTTCAGTTCTTATAATCGCGTACTAAAAAAAGTTTCAACTATTAGTCAATGTTAAAATACTATTACCGTTCTCTTTCCATCTACCGTCCTCGAGCTTAAGCAGCCCTGCTTTGTGGAGTAGTTCTTCACGCTCAGTTGTTGTGATCCTATTTTCTCGCACCATCGTTATGAGGGCTTTATTGAGATGGATGAGTTCAGTTGTAGCTAACATTTTAAATAATTGTTACTGTTTATTAGTATACATATTATATATCTGAATTGCTTTTTGTTTCATCTAGAGCTTATTTTTATTTTTTTTTAAATAAATTGAAACAATTCTGAGCAACTAGCATATAATAAATGTTCTTTAAGTCAGAGACAGATTAGGCTGGAGGGTTGGCCATAAAGGCAACTAGGAAATAAGCGTCGACTAGATCGTCTAACGGCTTTGGGATCTTCTTCCCGACTTCAAGGTCTTTCACAATTTTCCACAAAGGGCTTTTAGCTAAGACCGGGTCTTCATTCACATTTCTTTGAAAAGCCTCAAACAACTGGAGCTTGTTCATGTTACCTTTACCAGCAAACTTCTTAATAGTAGTCGGGGCCACCGTCATGATGTCTTCGGGATTTAAGGTCTTTAAGAGTTTAAGTTTTAAGATTGCAGCGCCGGCTGCCATGTCAATCATATTATTAGTCCCACCGTTAGAACCATATGAAGTGCCTTCGAATCCAATAGTAAACCCATCACCTTCAAAACTGTTTTGTAAGACCAGGTTTATTATGTCATCTGCCATTCTATCATAGCGCTTAACCTTGAGGAGTTCAGCACTTGAAAACGTTTCGTTATTTGTAAAGTCAGGTTGATCAACTAAAGTGACATCACTTAATAATGATATCTCTTCTTGAAGCCTTTGTTCTGCCTTTGTACCTGTTTTTGGTTTTATATAACTAATGAAATGGTATTTCTTACCTTTATCATTATATAAGCAAATTCCTGGGGAATTAAGAGAAAAGTCTACTGCTAAAAAATTCATTTAGATTCTTTTACCAAGACTAGCACCTAGTGCAGCGCCAACAAGTCTTGAGGTTAATAAATCATAGAAAATACCTTTTTCAATACCTAATACTTTAGCAATCATCTTACCAACTGATTTACCTAAAGCGAAACCAGTAAGACCACCAATAATTGAACCAAAGAAACCTTCATTTGTAATTTCTTCATTAAGCCTTTCAATATCAAAGGTACCATCTTCATTTTTATATTCTAATGCGAATGATTCTAGGGCGGCATCAATCTTAGTCTCTAACTCAGGTGTCCATTCTTCTTGTAGACCCTCGTTAATAAGTTTGATATCCTGTTCTGTGACAGCATTTTCAACTAAGTATGTATTAAATGTTTTCATATTTTATATATCGTTTTTATTCTACTTCTAATCTTAGATTTAATCTATTGTAAAAGAAGGTAACATCAAATGTATTAAATGACGCCACATTCTCTGCAAAATTCAAATTGAGTTCATTAATAGAATTCATAATTGAATCTGTAAATTCCATATAAGCTACCGATGCGCCTTCAGAATCTAAGATTCTTAAAGTCAACGGTTCTATATGTGTTTGTTTAGTTGTTCTTGCGTAATAATACAGTAATGTATCCATCATAATCCAATAATTAATAAAACCATCTAGTAACTGCATAGTCACCGTAAATTCTCTATTAATTACATTTTGAATCGGTAAAGCACCTCTGTGATATCTTTTAGTACCATCATTATCTTCTTGTGATAGTGGATCAAATGAAACACCTGGGATATTAATACCTTGAATACTATAGTTAACAAAATCAATAGGTTCAGATAATAGTCCACCTGGTACTTTATTTAAATACTTCTTATACTTCTGTGCCACTTCCTCAGGAATAAATTTTCTGGGGAATTTAAAATCAAATGCATTATTTCTACTATTAAGAACCATACTTAGTTAATATTAAATTTACCAGATAAAATCATTGTTTCATCCACTCCATTATTAACGCTAATATAAAATGTAGAATTCTTCATACCTCTAATAGTGTTTGCGTTAGCTTCACTAATTTTAAAAAGTACTTCACCTTCACCCATGTTTATATCTTTATTAGAAACGTGATTAAATTTTAATTTTTGTTTACCATCACCAAATGTCATAACTAAGTGTTCAGCATTTTCAAATGAAACGAACTCAACGTCGTCCTCTTTTTTCTTAGCAATTACAAATTTATAGTAAGATGTAAATGGTGGAATATTAATAACTAGGTCGCCTTCTGATTTAAAAGATGATGTGTCTACCTCAGTAATACTTTGAGTCATAATGTTTTCATTAGAGCTATCAAATTGAATTTTAGCACTTGAAGCAATAACGTTATGTCTTTCAACAAATGCAGGTACATATTTTACAGTTCTAGGTAAATTGTCTGTGAATATTCCAGCTATAATTTTATTAGACGCTAATTGTGGTAGTACGTTATAAACCTCTGTCAACTGATTAGGAGAATCAATTTTAAGTTTACTTAATTTTTTACCATATTTGGCAGCTTGATTAACTGATAGACTAGCCCTCTTTACAATCTGTGTATTATCGGTTTGATTCCATATTTTCATAGTTACATCAATAGAAAAGCTAGATGCTATATTACTATTAACAATAACTGGTCTAAAAACAATAGGAGTATTAAAGTCCTCGTATTGTGTGTATGTTGTTTGAAAAGTTTTAACTTCAGTAGTACCTATGTTTTCGAACACATCAACATCGAATAAAACTGTTATATCATCTGATGTTGAAGTAATTTGATTTAAAATATATGCTTCAAAATTACCAATAGAGTTATCTTTCTCTCCGTATATTTTAAAATAATCTCCATCTGCAGCATCCTCTATAACAACCGTGAAATCTTGAAATTCATCTTCTCTTGAAATAGTAAATTTATTCTCTTCACCAGTAATAAAATAATCATAACCGTTTAGAGTTTCTAATCTATCTATTAATTTAAAAGTAACATTATAATTTGAAGTTGAATCTAAGTCGCTTGAACCGATACTGCCATCACCATAAAAAAGGTCTTCGAATTCAGCATTCTGATCTATTAAGGTTGGAACTTTAACTTCAATAAATTTACTATATAAAGTCTCACCTAAAATAAAAGGTTTAGGATTTGCATATTCATAATTACTAGTATTTAAATAAACCAACTGTGTTAGGTAATTACTTATACCACTATTTCTTTTAGCCCCGATTTGAAATAAGAAACCTTCATAACCCCTGGCAGCAAAACTATAACCACTTCTCAGGTGTAGTCTAATACTATCATACTTAATATAATTAATATTAGCAGTTGCATTAGTTTGTGAATTTAAAAGGTCTGTTTCATTTCCACCGGCCCAATTAACATTGTTGTTGATATAATTAAACATATCATAATCGCCGGTTGAATCATAACCTATTAATGCATACTTTGTGCCTGTGTTATCTGACTGCACAGCATGATATCTACCGATAGTCTGGTTAATATCATTGCCTGTATTTTCATCAGGACTTGCAAACAGAGGATTGGCTCTAGTATCAACGATTACTTTACCACCCTTCAGTCCTTCATATGTATATGAAACCGTACCATTTTGAGTTGGTGTAAATTGTCCGATTTGAGTTACGCTTGAATAAGAGTAAATTCCTAAAGATCCACCGATGTTGAATAATTCGGGATTGGGCAAAGCACTTAGATTAAACTTATAAGTTTTACCATTTTGCAATAAGAGAGTTCTCGCTGCAAAATTTTCAACAGCTAAATAGCCACTTACCGAAGTTACATCAAAATTTACTACCGCGCTACCTAATTCATTAATTAAGTGTCGCTGTTGTGAAGCATCACCTTTAACTGTATCTAAGAATTTAACCTCACTACCGTTGTCATCAACTTCTATTTGATACTTAGAAGGATTGCCTTGGTCGTGGTATATAAATTCAAGTAAGATGTCTGAATCTAAATAAAAATATCTTGATGATTGTGCCATTATTTATATTAATTTTAAAATCTTAACCATTTAGGAGAATAATATAATCCTAATCCGATTGATGGACCAGTACTTATTACTTGATTGTTGTTTAGATTGATTCCATAACCGATACCAATCCCTATTGCCCAACCACCTTTTTTGGTAGGCTTTTGATTAAGTCTAGTATTAATTAAATTAATATTTTCTATATTACTAAAAGTTAATCCTGGATATGATGTAGAAATTTTTAATTGATCTGCTCCGTTTATTCTTTCTATGGCTGCTAATAGACTAATCGTATGTTCTATATCAAAAGAAGCATTTCCATAATTTAATCCAGTATCATGTCTTGTTATCAACATATTACCCATTAAATTTCTAGAATTACCATTACCAAAATCATCGAACTTAGAAAATGTTAATTTAGTTGTCGTTGAATCCACTTCAGATGATGTTACGTTAGCCAATAAACTATCTTTGATATCTATATCAGCTGATAAAAGAGTATTAACTTTGTTTAAATCCTTATTTAAATTAAGAGCCTTTCTGTATTTTAAAACTAATTCATTTTGATCATCCTTTAAATCGTTAATATCAAATTCATAAGATCTTATTTTCGATATTAAATTACCATTTTCTGCTACCAATTGATTAACAGAATCCTTTGAAGCTAAATAATTATTTAAATTTCTATCTGCTGTTTGTTGAACTACCTCTAAACCATGTTTAAGATTTTCAGTTTGATTACACTGTCTTAGAAACAATAAAACAAAAAGAGCACCCAATACAAATGTAAGGGTGTTCCTATTGCTGATTATTTTTTTAATTATATTCATTTTTATTTATTCTTGAATTCCGTTAAAACCATCGTCTTTACCAAGTACGTCCTCATCCATTACGTTATGTACTAGGATTCCGCTTGCAAAATATACATCTTTATTTTCAACATTAAATGCATAAGTCGTAAAAGGCGCTTCTGTCTGAACCAATACGTTAGAGTTTACTAATACCCATTCATTGTTTTGATTTAACATACTATCACCAACTAAGACATCTTTAATTACTTTAAATACAACTATGTCGTCAGATGTTTTAACTAAAACTGGGTGTTCTAACGTAAGTTGTAGTTCTCCATTGTTTATGTCATAATATGAAGAATAAGTATCTACATATATGTCATTTACCACAGCACTTGTATATTCATCAGAATAGTCAGCGGCTGAAATATTAAACTCTCTGTATATTGTTTCTACATCGCTTAAGCCGTTAATAGCCAACGATAACAGTGCATCTCCTAATACAATATCCTCTACTTTTTTAGTTTCTCCATTCGCTAAAGTAAGTAAATCACCAGCTAAGTGACATCCACCACCACCGGTACCGCCACCGCCGGTGTCCACATAAGTTGTTGCTGTCGGGAATGGTGTTGGTGTTGGGTTTATAATTTCTTCAGAAGTTGGGCCCATAATTTCTCCAGAATCAGATTCGAGTACACAGTACCATGTGTCGCTTGTGCCATAGGGTGCAATTACAGTACAGTCAACATTCGTATTATTTATAGGTGAAAAAGTTTTAGTAAACCTATAAGTTCCATTAAATACATTAGGGTCTATTGTTACATTTGGACCAAATACGTTTGTTCCATCAACGCCCTCAGTATTAAAATCACTAGGTGCCACTGGACTAGTCTCACCATCAGCTACAATTGTATACGCTACATCAGTACTAAATGTCTGAGGTGTAAATACAAATCTATTACCAGACGTTGTATTAGTTGCGAACGTGAACGCTGGGGTCGGTACAACCGGAGTTGCAGTCGGTGAAGCCGGAGTTGCAGTCGGTACAACCGGAGTTGCAGTCGGTGAAGCCGGAGTTGCAGTCGGTGTTATTACCGTACCACCCGCTTGAGAAACTGATATAGTATCAGTAGTAGTTGTATTACTGTGCCTAACCGTTAACGTGGCAGATCTGGATGTACCAGAATTAGCCGCCACAGTAATAATCCAATCATTACTAGTACCTACTTGATTTATGGTAATCCAGCTAGGCGGAGTATCCCACGAATAGGATGTGCCTAAAGGTGTGATATTTACCGTTCTTGTATAATCGTTTGCTGCCATGTTATTATTTATGTTTTTATATTTATCTTGTTTTTTATATTAGCTTAAACCGCCACCTCCGCCACATGCATCAAACGTGAATGTATAAACATTTGATATAACGTCTGGTAAGCCTGACCTAAGTTGTATTATTCTAAAATATTTAGTAGTATCACATGAGTTTGCAAAAATTAATCTCCTAGGTGAAGTACAATCGCCGGTATTACTACCCCACGGGCCTGTCGGTGATAATGAGTTTTGCACGGTAACTCCTGTACAATTTTCGATATCGCTCAATGTCCAATCGACATCAACTTCATCAGGATATGATAAAGATCCAAGGTCAGACAATACCCTATTTAATACTGCTGTTGCTGGAATTGGCGTTGGAGTCGGTGGAACCGAAGTTGGAGTAGGTGTTGGAGTTGGGCCTGCACCTGAGCCACTAGTTGGCGTTGGAGTTGGAGCAACATTAATCAACGTTATCGTCCACACTACTTTAACATTAGAATCATTAGGGTGTGTTACAGTTACGTTGTATACCTTTCCAAGCGTTGATGCACTTGTAACCACTCTTATTCTATTCAGACTTGGTTCCATTGTAATCGTTAAACCAGCCTGATCAACAGACACGTTACTAGAACTTGGATCTACACCGGCAGGTGTAATTCCGTAATTTAAGTATAATGTTGTTGGTGTGTTATATGGTGCAGTTAGAACATTAGATCCATTTATTGTTAATTCTGCTGAACTAAATGGACTACCATCTGCTTTTGCATCAATATCACCACCAGAAATACTAATAGTATCTGAAGCAGGTGAACCGTCGGCATTTGCTACAATATCACCACCAACAATACCAATACTATCACCAACTGGAGTGCCACAATCAGTACATAGTTCTCTCCACTCAGGAGTACCGCTGTTATTATAATAAGCTTCTACAATATCTAAATCAGTATTAAATCTAATCATACCAATCTGAGGCACAATAGGTCTTTGACCGGTTGTCCCTGCCGGCAATCTTAGATATCCTTTAAATTCTGCATTAATATCAACATCTAAGATACCAGATCCTAATGTTGACAATTTTATATTTGTATCAGCTAAAGAATTTATATTTACGAAATTTCCACTTAAGTTAAATGAAGAACTATTAGCAACTAAAGTTATCTTATCAGTATTGACACCGTATTCTATTAAAGTATTGCCAAATGCATTTTGCCAATTAAATCTGGTATACCCATCTAAAACAGTACTAGTTAATACTAAATTTTTACTAATACCCCCTAGATCGTGATGACGTAATTTTATATAATTTTCAAAAATAACATCTCTACCGATATTTAGTCTAGCATTAGTTTCTATATCACCGTCTGTTAAGCCTTCTTCAAAATCAGAATCACCTAACCATATAATTGGCATATTTAGATCAGTCCCAACTTTAGGTTTTAGAATGCTAACTTCATTATTACCATCATTATTTGTATCTACTTCAACAGTATACCATGGGCTATCAGTAGATCCTGCTACACCCTTTTCACCAATTGGTCCAACTTCACCCTTTTGACCTTTTTGTCCGGTCGAACCGACCTGGCCCTGATCACCCTTTTGGCCTTTAGGTCCAGCAGGCCCGCCGCCATTTGCTAAGATTTGATCAAAATTATAATTAATCTTTTCAAACTTTATAGAGTCCGAATCGCTTGGGTGTAATATCTCTTGAATGTTAATTGCCATTTTATGACTTTATTTTTATCATAGGTTTGATGTCGTAAGAATATCCTAATCTTTTATTATATATCAACCTAAAATTCATAGGCTTTTGTTTATGTGATTTATAAGTAAAATTATTGTCAGGGGAAAATCCTCCGTCACCAATTAAATTAATATCTACAGTGTTTACAATACTCGAAGCACTACCCTTAAAACGTTTAGTGTATAATTGAATAGAATCAACAACAAACTGTGATATAACATTTTTATTAATATAGAAATCAGCGTCGTCATTTAGCGTAGTCTTATCTCCGGCAGAATTTTGTGCGCTTACATAATTTCTAATGGCATTTAATACACCATCAGTCCTTAGAATTCTAGTAGCAACGTCTGTGATATAGAAATCAGCAATAATTTCATTTTCGTCTTCAAACATTAATACTTCTGTATCATTGATAGAGTTTTTTAAGATCTCATCCAATTCTTCTTTACTTTCAATAACTTGATAGTTAAACGAATAAAGATTATATTCATTCTTAACTTTCATAGCAGTTGATGCTAAGTAAGATCTTTCTTCTGTATTGTCTACGGTTCCTGGAACATCTTCGCTTTTTCCACCTGAAAGAGATCTAGTGTAGTAACCAAAATCCCATGAAGATCTAAATACATTAACATCTTTTTTAGAAATTGCAATCTCATCAATTAATGGATATAGTGGTAATTTATCAGAAGACTCTGACAATTTAGTAATACCAGTAGGATTAGTTTCATTTATTTTATGATAGAAATGATTTTTAATTAATCCCCAGCTACCGTCATGTACGCCACCGTCTTGTATAAACCCAATATTAAATGTAGTACCACATCGATTGTATCTTTCATAATAAGCTTTAGCCGTAGTTAATTCGTAACTATTTGTAAGAGAGTGTTTGTACATTATTGATTCAAAACCAACTTCTCTTTGATCTGCACTTGCTTGAATTCTATTAGATTTAAAATGAGTATACATGTCTGTGAATGTAACAACTGGTCTAAAATCTACCGTATATGCTCCAGCGTGTCTAATCAAGAATGGATAATATAAAGCATCATCCTCTCTAGTCAAATTATATCCAATAATACCTTTAAACAGTTTATAACTTTTAGGTTTATCATTATCTTCTTCCACAGAAAGAGTTGCATATTTAACTATTTCAGTACCATCCTCGAAATTAATAGTAAATCTATTATTATTAATTGTACCATCTTCCTCGACCGTAGTATATGTAACACTATCATCGTTTAAGTTAATCATGTTGGCTACACTGTTTATAGAAATCTTATTTAAAATAGTTTCATGTATATTAGTACCTCCATCGACATATGAATATTTTATTCTTCTTTGGATGTTATTAGGTAAATATGCTACGTCTAAAACATCGTCTGGATCGTTTACATTAACTGGAGGTCCAACAACTTTAATGGTACTTGAGTTTTCAACAGAGTACACTTTAAACTTATAGATAGTATTACCAGGCGTAGTTGGATATAAATCCATTAACACATCACCGTATAATCCATTTTCACCTAAAACAATTTGATTTTCAAAATCAGGGATACTTCCGTCAAAATGATTTATACCTTCAATCGTATATGGTGAACCTTCAGAGAAATTTGCAGTATTCCAACTTAATGCACCGTCAAATGGTGTATTCGCATAAGTATAATCTTCTATTGTGTGATCGTATACGATTTTGTGTTTTAATTCATATAACATTTTTCTGTTCATATTACCTTTAATCCAGTAATCACCAAGATTTAAAGTAATGAAGAATATTACAAACTTAAACTTTTTATTTTGTATTATTTCAAATTCAACATCGTTATTAGTAACATCATTATTAGTTTTTAATAGAATACTAAACTTATATCCATTAAACTCACTGCTTTTCACAAAGTCTAGCGCGGTTTTATTGGTAAATTCTTTTCTATTTTTTAAGACAACTTTTAAACCTTTAAATATAGTACTCGCAAAGGCACCAGTATCTCCGCCGTCAATTAAAGTATATTTCTTTTTAAGGTCAGTCTTAAAAAACGTGTTATTAATATCATCTGGGTTTAAATAACCCCTAGTATACCCGCCGAATGTATCATATATGCCCTGAACATCATCACTGTTTAGATTCTTTTCAAATCCTTCAGTAATCATAAATTTATCAAAATAATTATTCTTAGTACTCTTAAATAAATTTGGAGTTAATTCAAAATCCTCTATAAAATTAATATATGAGAATGTGTTGTTTAATTCATCATATCTTAAATAACTAGGTTTCTTCTCCATATAGAACCACTCATGTGTCATATCATCTTTACTACGTTCAGTAGCACTTAAATCAGGTGAAAAGTTTGTTCTACCAAATGCTTCGTTAGTATTTAGATAATAAGGTTGATCTCTAACTGTTAAAGAATCTTTTAAAACCCATTTGTTTATATTTGGAACCACTCTCGAATTAGTGGCAAACTCTTTTAATTGATTCTCTTTTAGTCTATCAAATTCACTAGTTATAATTTCAGCAGAAATATCATCAACAGATTCTTCTGATAAAATACCAGATAAATTAGAGAAATAATTAATAGGTTTTAGTGGATAATTATCGCTAAAAATATCATTAGCAGATAATGTTGTATTGTATTCTCCCGTAATTGGATCAATATTAAGTATGGCATTTTCATATGGTTCATATGCAATATTTGCCGTAGTTTCATAATCTAGTTCTTTTAGATCTGAGTTAGTAGTATCATAAAAGTCAAAGTTCATATCGTATATGTTATATGCTGAAAATAAACCAATTTTTACAATATTCTCACTAAATACTCTAGCCTCCCCGTCTTTAATATCGGATTTTAAGCTTAATATTAATTTTGATCTAGTAGAATTAGGTATACTTATATCCTCTACAATATCTATTACTTCGTTAAATATACCAGCATATTTAGTTTCTAAATAATCTCCTACTGAAATTTCGCTTAATGTTGTATTGTTTATGTAAACTGATTTACTAGTAGAATTACCTCCGTTCAAATAATGAGCATCCCACTTAGAAAGAATGTAACCCGCACCTTTTCTTAATTTTAAAATATTATTAAAATCAATATTGTCAACATCTATAAAATCAATTACATTTTCTTTGTTAACTAAAACAGCATGTTGTAATAACCTATATCCAGGAACCCTAGCTTTAACCCAAAGATCAGACCCGATATTATAAGCATCTAAAGGACTATCATCTGCATGAATAACTCCTGCTAATGCAGAGGCAATATCACTTAATGTACCTTGGTTAGAGAAGAATTTTCCACTATAAGTTCCTTTCGGTAAAGTATAATTAGCAGAATATGTTCTGTTTTGAATATTAATATTGGTTTGAATTTGATCAACTCTTATTATAGAACTTATAGCTCCGGTTACCGCCATGTTTAGATCACCTAGGTTTGTTTCAATCTCAGTTAAAACAATAGACTGTGATTGATAATCAAAACTAATGTGGTAATTACCAACAGCACTAGTCTTTCTGTAGATTGTTATTTTATCTGGATCACTTATCGCCGACTCAATATTACCAGCAGTCTCCTGAAGAGTAGACCCTAACAATAAAGAATTATCAAATAAATTGTGAGTTCCCTGTGAATCTTCTAATCGAATATTAATACCCTCTCCCGGTGTTTGTTTAATAAAAGTAAATTTATAAGACTCCTCTCTTGATGCTACCACAGCAATTTTATCATTACTGTCTGGCACATCTACAATAGACATTTTAACAAAATCGTAGCCTCTTTCGTCATTTTTTATTAGATCGACAGATTTGCCAGTATGTGATATACCTATAGTGCTAGGAATATCTCCAGTAGAATCATCAATTCTAACTTCTAGATTTAGAGAATCATAAAGACCTGAATTAGATATCTTATAGTATACACCATTAATTAATACATAACCAAGTGTTGGCGTAGTACTCATTTGTTTATGTGTTGGAATTGCAGTTGTTGGTTTACTTGGATTTACCAAAGACGAAACCCCTGCGAATTTAATAACATTATTAGATATTGAACTTATTTCACCAAAGCCCGAATCTATATCATCTACGTAAAGACCGAAATACCTATTAATGCTATAATCGCTAGAATCATTATCATCAAATAAAAATTCTAAGTTTAAAAGATTGGCACATAAAATATTGTTTCTTCTAAAACCGTCTGTGATAAAGTCATTAGCTTCAATTAAAGCTTTATCAGTCTCTACGAAGTCTTTGTAGATATATTCACCCTTACTAGTTAATTCACCAGAAGACAAATCAATACCATTATAGTTAGTAACTTCATTTTTGCCAAGCGAAACAGTAATAGGTGATTTAGGGAATGTTTCCTGTTGTACATGTGCCCTGATGTATTTACCCAGGTTTGATTTTTTAGATAAATCAAAAGTTTTGATAATCTCAGCGTTCCTTAATATCTCTTGAATCCTCCTAGCATTGTCTAAAGTAACACCAGATGCATCAACACCCCCTGGGTTTTTAACTTTAAATATAACAAAATTGTTTGGCATGTTATTATCAGCCCAAATAGGTGCCAACATCCTATAACTCTCATCGTAGTTTTTAGAATAATTATATGTAGTACCATATTGATACTCTTCCTCTATTTGTTTATTATAAGAATCTAATACTGTCAAGTCCGACTCGGATCTTTTAGTTAAATAAACAAGATCAGATGTGGTGCCGTTTTTCTTAAAGAAATTAGCAACATCGGTTGAATAATTACCATTAGGATTTATTGGACTCTTCTTGTATTTTATACCAGCTAAATCTTTACTAGCACTGATACTTTCCATATAAACTGAACCATCTGAACTTGTAACTAGTTTAACGTTACCTGATAATTTGGGGTTAGTTCTTAATAATGGTTTAGCTACATTGTCTAATTTATAGTTAGTTTCTGTTTTAAAGTTTGGTCCAGCAGAAACAGTTTCATAACCCTCAACAAACGGGAAAGTATATGTAGTTGTAACGCTTGAATTATCACCTATAACACAGAAACTAGATGCTATACTTTCATATACATCAACTTTAACTTCACTACTTAAACCTATTTCAACGCCAGCTGAAACAACTGGCCTTTGTTGAGATGTGATACCTGAATCCTTAAGCAGGGCAATGGCATCGTCAATATCTTCTGCGGTTATTTTAACACTATACTCTAAACAACTATCAAAGCCGCTGGTCTTGATTACATTACCAAATGATAAAGTATCAATAAATGTTTTTATATAGCTACCAGCATCACTAGAAACGTCCGTGTGTAGTCCATTAATAACATATATTGGCCAGAATAAAGTTTCTGTATTATTACCAGCCTCAGGCCCTTCTATTTCCGGATTTAATGAATAAAAACCATAAAATACATTTATATCATTTACACCAGGTTCCGGTCTAGATATGGTATTATTAGTTATGTTGGGCTTTATATAAGTCGAACACTGACCACTCGATACTATACTCAATCCGGAAACAGTAAGTCCGTCTGAGTCATAACCATACCATTTTAAATTAGCGCCATCGCCTGGATTTTCCCAAATTAAATAGCCAGAAAGATCATTAAACACATTTGATTCAAATAAATCTATTTGATCTTCGCTAGTTGCACCTAATTCAGTTTTATAAACAGGTGTGTTAGATTTAGCTAATCCTAAAAGATCAGTAAAAGGCGCAGTACCCTCTGGTCTAACATACCACAAAGTGGTGTTCGTAACAACGCCGTTACAAAATTCATTTATACTAGGATCTGATAAATTTGATTTGTTAGCTACTAAACTATATGTAACGTTAACAATATCCTCTTCACAATACCATTCAAGTGTTCCGATAGAAGTTAATCCCCAATCATTAATCAAAGATCTTTTATAATATGTGCCAGCAGGAGCTTCGCTGTAAATACCACTATCAATTAAACCTATCGTACTAGCGCCTCCGGTACTTGTATATAAATCTGAATAATATTCACTAATAAACAGAGGTGTGTTGTCAGCTACTAATTGAGAAAGTGTTTTTTGAGACGCGCCGTCATACCATACTGTTATTTCTTGATAATCTTCAGCACAATGTGTTATTGTGTTAGTTGCATATAAAACCGCAGTAGAACTAGAGTTTACCGAAACAGTACATGGAATAATACCATTAGTTACAATTTGACCGCTGCTGTTAATTTTTAATACACTTGTGGCACTATTATCTGAGACAGTAATATACACATCTGTCGCGTTTGGTGGTGTAAATTTATTTAATAAAGATTGATCATAAAAAATAGAATCACCGCCAGATAATTGAGCAACATTATTTGCCTGCACGGTACTTCCGTAGCCAGTCGCCAGTGTTGGAGCGATACACATTGTATTAGGATCACTACCGAACGAGCTTATCTGAAAACTAAATACAGGAGAATATTCAACCGCAATATTGATAGTTGTTGGTGCAGATTCAGCGCCTTTGGAATCAATTGCTTTAATTACCCAACTATCATTACCAAAATAACCTGCATTAGGGGTATATGTAGCCTTTATAGAAGTGTTATCGTTTTGAACAAATGATATAGTTCCATTAGGGGTTGCTGTTATTTGTATAAACGATACTGGATCACCATCAGCATCTGTCGCATTTACAATAAACATACTAGTGGTATTTTGTAAAACACTCGTACTGGTTGTGGTTATAACTGGTGCAGAATTCTCTGGATTAATAGTTATGATAGCAGGTGCAGATGTTTGATTTGCAGAATCTGTTACGGTAAACGTAAACGAATCAGAACCTGCCAGTGTTGAGGTATGTGTATAAGTTACTATATTACCTACAATAGTATATGTTCCTTTGGTAGGCGCCGTTACTATATTGTACGTTAAATTATTAGTATCAAAATCATCAGAACCAGATAGTGTAATAGTAACTATATCATTCCATGCCACATCGTATGTTGCACTAATAGCAACTGGTGGATTATCTGATGTTGCAGTTGGTGTGGGCGTTGCAGTCGCTGTAGGTTCAGGTGTTGCAGTCGCTGTAAGTTCCGGCGTTGGTGTCGGAGTTGGAGTTACTACTTCAGTTTCAGTTGGCGTAGGCTCAATTTCAGTTTCAGTTGGCGTAGGTGTAGGCTCAACTTCTGTCGCTGTCGGCGTAGGTGTAGGCTCAACTTCTGTCGCTGTCGGCGTAGGTGTAGGCTCAACTTCTGTCGCAGTTGGTGTCGGAGTTACTACCGCACACTCCTCAATTTCAATGACCTCACCAACGGAACTGATAAGTAATACAACAGTATCATCACTTAATCGCCACCAAAGATCTTGTCCATCAAATTGTGTCCCAAGTTCTAATCCAGGAGTCGTAAATAGTAGTGTACCTGCCCCTAGCGCGCCTTCATGAAATAATTCAGATAATTCAGTTGTTCCGGTTGCGCCACATGCTGTTATAGCACTTGAATAACCTAGATCAGTTTTTAATATGATTGATGCCATTTAGTTAAATCTTTTTATACACAGTCCACCTGTCTGTATTATATATCCAGATTTATTATGTGGCGAATCTCGTCAACTTTGCGGCTCTAATAGAATTTAAGTTTTTACCCTTAGGACTGTATTTAGCGAATACTTCTAGATCAAATGAGAACTGTTGATCATATTTATCAAATATATCTAAACCAATCTTTTTGGTATATGTTAAGTTAGGGAATTTTAGTTTAGCCTGTCCACCGATTCTACCAATATCACTTGAAGCATCGTTACCGTAATAATCAGTCATTCTATATTGGAATATGATATCAACAGACAATGCATTGGAATTATCTAATGTGGCTACTCTACCCTTAATTTCTTTTCTACTCTGCTTGCTGTCACCGCCAACACTTAATGTATTTAAGTTAATCGGTGATAAGAATAAGAAAGCTCCACAAGAACGACCACCTAAAAGATATTGATCATTAGCGCCAAACGACATTTTAAAAGTCCTATCGCCTTCTGTTATTAAATTAGAAGTTTTTTGGAATGCTAATTGTTTAGTAGCTTTAATTGAATTAACAGCAGATGGTGAAAAAGAATTTCCAATTAATGGACTACTATATACAAACGAAGTTCCACTCGCATACGTTGCACTTATAGGCATCGTATATATTGCATTGTTAACCATTGATTGTATATTAGCCCTTTGCTCAGTATCACTAACATTATTTTCGTTTACTGCAGTTTCCTGTGCATCAGCGTATAGGTTTTCTAAATCCGGGTGGTCTTTATGAATAAACAAACCGTTGTTGTAATTTGCAGAACCTATTAATGCAGACGATGAAATACTACACACATCAACTTTTGCTGCTGAAAATTCTCCGCTTAAGTTAGTTACTCCGCCATTATTGTATCTGCCAAAAGTTCCTGTCCATATAAAATCAACAGATGTACCATTACCAGTTGGAGTAATTAAATCTACATTTGACGTCAATGGTTGGAATTCCGCGTAATTTAGTGAGTATTCATAATTATTTAATGAAGATCCCGTAGTAGATAATAGAGACTCTGTTATGTATAGTGGGTTTTGATTAGAAACATCCATAAATCTAGAGTATACAAATTGTCCACGTCTTTGTGCCGATTGGTATGGTGCTTCAGCCAACAAATCATAAGATTGAATCGACTTAGAATCTATATTTTGATATTGAATAGGAACCAAATCATATTTACCTTCTGATGTATAATAGTTGTCTGAGCTTATTTTATTATCTGTGTCATTTGCTCCATTATCATTTAAGGTAACACCAAACCCGTTATCTGCAATAGCAGAACCTGCTGCAGAAGATCTGTATGCCGGTAGATTTCTATCACCAACCAATCTAGAAACTAATTCTAATTTAGTGGCCTTGGTGTTTTCTAATAAAAGTTTAAATGTTTTAGTAACAATATGTCCTTTCTTAACTGTTAAACTTGCAACCTCATCTGCGTAATATCCAGCGAAGATTTGATTTTTAGTACCGTTATTAATAACAGTAACCGTACCATCCTCGTCCATGATTTTAACAACCAATTCACCGATTTCAACTTCAACAGTACCTTTAAGTGCTGCTATTTGTGCTTCTAATTCGGCAATCTTATCATATACTGAAATTGGTTTTTGTTCAGCTGAAAGAAAACCAGACGCAATACTTGTAGCGTTGTGCGCATAATATTTTTCATTAGCACTAAAACTATCATCGATATGTGTAAATACGCCTTTAGATGTTAATTCTTCTGAAATTTTAACAGCCGCGGTTTCAGCAGCATTTGATAATAATAAAGATTCAACATTAGTTGTATCGATTTCTGTAATAGGGAAATCAATAGTGATTGCTTCTGACCAATCAGAATAAATCGGGTTAGCAGGATAACCAGCTTCAGAAACGGATTTAACTCTAATCTCTACTAATTCACCTTCGTTAATTGCAATATCTAATTGGTTAAAGTTAACCTCTTGCGCATCTTCAACCAAACTATTTTGCCACTCAAATTTATTTGTAAATGAGTTTCTATATCTGTCCCTAGCTTTAGTTTTAATTTCATTCCAATTTGAGAATACAGCTGTTTTCTCTCTAGTACCTTCGGTAAATGGAAGTTGAGTAACTTCACCTGCTTTTCCACTAGTAGACAAGTATCTATATTGTATAACAAATTGGACAATATTTTGATCTACTGTATCTGCAACTTTTTTTGCACTTGGTACAGACCAGAAACCTCTAACTCTGTATTTAGGCGTAACATTAGTTGCATTAGTACCTGATGCTAAAGATTGAATTTGATTAACAATACTGTTATAAAGATTAGTTTCACTAGTCCTCTCAGTAATAAGAGAGCTTAATTCATTTTTGTCTTTATCTTTTTGAATATTAGATTCATATTTCTTAGTAGAAATCTCAGATCTCTTTTTAACAATAGTTTCATCTAACTTCTTAATCTTTTCTTCAACGTTAACCTTATCAGCTGAAAGTTTCTTAATCTTGTCAGCCGCATCATTCGCTGTTAGGTGCGAGTTAATTTGTACTACCTTAAAGTTGTTAAGATTTAAGGTTGGAGAGTCTGGGGTAATACCCTGTGCTGCCGGTGGGATAGCATCCTCTTTAAGAGCGCTGATGTATCTACCAAAGTCAGCAACTTCAGTTTTGTAATAGTCATCAAGTCTAATTTCTGAGCCATCAGCCTGAATCAGCGTTAATTCATTTGTATATAAGCCAATACCAGGTGACCAGTTTTCAGCTAATATTTTTGAATCCGGATCTATTGCCTTAACAAAAACTATCATCCTCTCGTTAAATCCTACATTAAGGTCGATGTTTAAATTAGCAACATCGTTTTTATAGATACCTAATTGATTCGCTCCGATTTTAATAGACTCATAACCCTCAACCGTTAATAACTCAACTTGATTAGTTGAACCATCAACTCTTGTAATTTTATATCTAGTGTTCTTAGTGCCGCTCTGAACCATAAGTTCATCACCTGCTTTTAATACCTCAGTATCTTTAAGATCCTTAGTGGCATCAGTATATGTTATTTTATCTAGTGTGTATAACTTTATAGCTTTTTTGGTAGTAACACCATCAACCACAATTTCCCTTTTAGAGTTGTTAATTTTTAAAACATCAAACTTACCGGTAAATTGCGCATTTCTATATGGCATATCACGAGTGTCCTCATCTAGTGTGTATGAAATATTGTTATTACTAATTTCTTTAATTATATTTGAGTAATTTAAACCCTCTTTGTTTTTATAATTAGCATTGAAAAATTCAACCGATACGGCACTGGCAGAATCAATTAAGATTCTTTTAACCAAGACTCTTTCTGTATTATTAGGAATTTGACCACTAACATTAATACTAGTAGTTAACAACGGATTTAAGAAATCCTCAAAGAAATAGTTTGCTTTAGTTGCAAAGTTTACAGGTCTAGTGAAACTAGTAATATCATTAGCTGGTGTTTTAAGTGTAGAAGTAATAATATTTTGATAAGTACCGTCTGGTAACTTAATCCTAGTATTACCTTTACCTAATCCAGATAATGATTTTAAATTCGTGTCCAATCTCTCCAATTCTCTCTTCATGTAACCGAACGATGGCACATAAACAGTTTTAGTCCCATCAGTAGTTAGTATCTCAAGGGGTACATCTTTCTGATCAGTTGTAATCGCCTCATTAATTCTCTCAAATGTTTTTAAGGAATTTGTATTGATTTCAAGTAGTTTCTTGAGCGAATTAGAAATAGAGTTGTTAGTATTCATATTATCTTAAAATATCGGCTTCAAATTGATAGTTTGCAGGATCAATGCATACTAGTTCAATATATGGTTTATTTGTTATTAATTGTGTTGCATCTATATCAGCTATCAATTGATCATATCCAGTAGTTCCACCAGTCCAGATTTTAATATTATTGCCTGACATGTTTATTGCATCAAATGTAATTTTAAAAGTTTGTCCACCTTTCCAAGCGACTAAACTATCATCAATGTATATATTAAGATTACTTTCAGGATCAGAAATTGTTCCATCTGGTTTTCTAATTAAACCCTTAAGACTTAATCTATTTGTAAACAGATCCAGTCTAGTCCAAATAGCAAATTTAACTGAACCGTTACCAGCATCACCTGCGTCAAACCACACGTTATCTGATAATTGAGTTGCTACCGCTTTACCTGCTATATTCCATAAGTAAACATTATTTAACGTATAGCCATCTACAGTGCTATTAATTTTAATTTTATTAGGAATAGTCTTATCAACTTCTGTACCCTTGCCGGCAAACAAAACATCAGTGTTATATTGTAATTCTACTGGAATAGTTCCGTCAATTAAAGAGTTAATTTTATTATGCGCTTTAGTAATTAGATCTAAAAGCGAATTTGAGTCCGCTAGTTGAATTGAACTATCTTGAAATTCCTGTTCCAATGACGCAACCCTATTTAATAAAGATGCACTTTGCTCGGATGCCGTAACCAGATTTTCAATACTGTCAAGCCTCTCGCCTATTTTAGCATATCTATTGTTTGCTTGTAATAAAAGTTCTGTTGCATTTTCTAATGCAGTTGTAGTATCCATGAATAAATCCATAGAAAACGTCGTAAAGTCATTTACGCTAGTTTCTACACCAACATTATCAAGTGATGAATTAAATTTTAGATTTAACTTTAACGAGAATGCGTTACCATTAAGACCAGTAACTTCATTTGGTTTATATTTAATCTGTTCGTTAATTTTAGAACCGGGTCCATAAGAATCTTGAATATCATCAAGAATTAAGATACCGTATAAGTTTGTAGCTCTATTGGCTGGCACTGACTGGCTATAGATGTCATAGTATACAAGAATGGCATTAAAAGTAAACTGTTGACCCCTTTTAGCAAAGTCAAGTAATGATTTAATTTCAGGATTTGTATTAATCTCCTCATATGCATTAGCATCAAACTGAATACCTACACTATTAGTAGCATTAGTTTGGATGTCATAATAAGCCCCGCTACTTAACGTATAGCTATCAACAATTGCATTAATATCAATATTAGGATCAGGGTGTGTTTGACCCTCTCTGCCCTCGATATAATCAGATGCATATAATTTAGTAGCTGTAGTATTGTAGTTTGTTGGTTTAAATAAAACAGTAGGTGTATAACCAACTGAAGTAGGAACATTAATATAAACCTCGTGATATGTATTGCCTTGATATGCAACATCATTCTCAACATCAATAGTTCCTAAATATTTAACAACTTTATCATAGTTCTCACTAGCAAGTACACCATTAACCTTTTCGGTATAATTACCTAATAGAGTTTGATTAGAATCTGCCGTAATAAAATCAATAGCGCCTAACGAAGATAGCCATTTAAAGAAAATCTTTTCAGAATCAGATTGTAAAAGAATTGGATCATAATCGTCATCTTTTAACAAAAGTTCTTCCATGTTTAACGCATAGTTCTGGAATGTTTGTGCGAAATCAACGTTAGGCATGCCAGCAACATAAGCTTGACCAGAAGGTTGCTTAAGATTTAATTCAAAGTCTATTGTGTTAGAACCATTAACCGAATCAGTAAAATCTGGAAGATCTAACAAAGCATATTTGCTAAACTCAAAATTTAAGTCTGAACTATTAAAGGCCCTAGTCATATCCCTCGCAGAAGACGCAAAAGCATACATTGTGCCACCCATGGGCTGTGGTATTCTAACTAGTGGAGTTGCCATTTATTAATTAAATTTTGTTTTATACTATGTCAGTATTGTATGCTGAAATAACATACCATACATTATTAAAGCATCTTAGTGTTACTGTTGAGTTTTTACCTACAAGCGAGATAGTAGTTGCTCCAAGTGATTCTTGACTTAGGCCTGAAACAGATTTAGAAGTATCCGATGTATTGATAATCGTAACCTCTTGGCCATCTACAGCTTCAGGTAATGTAAAGTTAGCTTCAACAAAATATGTAATCGCAGTGATTGCAGTTGGTGTAACTTGTGTAGTCGGTACAGCTGCTGTACCCAATACCCCACTTTTAACTAATGTTCCGTTAAGTTTAGCAACATTGCTAATAGTAACTGGTGTATTAAACGCAGCTCCTAAACTATTAACAGACAATAGACTTGTGCCGTTTAATAAAACTAACAACTCAGCGGTCGTTACTTTAGATACTCCGCTCAAAGCCGAAGTCGTTGGGTTTAATAGAGCCGTAACAGAAGCTAACTCATCATTTAGCAACTCAAAATTGCTATTGATGATCGGTCTCGATGAAGATACTGAATCAGTACCTAAAATTTCAGTGATGTTTGCCATTTTATTGTTTTTATTATTTTACTTTTAACATGTTTCGTTTTACAACATTTTTATTGCCGTGAGTGTCTTCCGCCTCTAATTGAATTGAATAGTATCCAGGTTCTTTAAAGATGTAAGTCAGCCACATATTATTATAGTATATATCAGTGATTTCTGGGTTAGTTATATTTGTGATAGTCCATTTGGCATTTTTTCTACCAGGGAACTTTGAAATATCAGTTGAAATCGTAATATGTGTTGATCTTTCAACTTCAGCATAGTCTGTAAACACTCGAGTATCATCCCATGTTGGGTTAAAATGTTCAACATGAGTCTCACCGGATACATTTGAATCAGAATTATCTCTAAAAAAAACAGTTTCAAAATCATATGTTTTTGAATATTCACGACCTACTGCTAAAATAAATCTAAATACGTCGCTAATATCATTGTCATCTAAATCCTCAAAGACCGCATTGTAGTTAAACTTACTAATAACGGGATCAATACTAGCATTTAATTCATCCATTATTTGTTTCCATCCATTTACGTCATTAACAGTAGTAGGTGTTGCATTTGTTATAGTATGCTGTCCAGTAGAAATTACGCCTGTTTTAGGATTTTTGTGTGTTATCACTAATGTATCGTATTGCTGGACATCATTAATTTTAAAACTAGAAGTTAAATCCGGGCCAACTCTCATAAAATTCCAAGCTAGATGTTTACTATCGCTATATGTAAATGTAGATTCGTCCCATGTGTAAGGTCCCGTAGTTTCACTAAAACCTGAATTAGAATAAATATCCATATATCTTCTAACAGTAGAGAATCTTATACCTTGATCTTCTTCAAAATGAATATAGTTTGCCCTGTCTAGCGTTAGATATAACGTAGCGATGTCTTCGTCAATCGTAGTAAGATTGTCCTGTGGTGAATTCCAATAACCACCTGATTTTGACCATGGCAGTTTTTTAGCATCCCATGATTGATCTTCTAACCACTTATAGATTCCGTAAAGTTCTAAATTCTTTAATTTAATATCGATAACATCATTCATCCTATAGTGAGATCTATGTCCAAATAGGTCATACGTCCTCATTTCCACGCTATAGGTGTCAGCATATGGTAATATCAATGGAAGTATTAAGTAGTCATCAATGGCTCCCCTGTATGTCTGGTTATAGCCCCTGTCTTTACTTGTAATAACCCATTCAATTTCATAAACCCATGCCTTCCACCAGTTATCCCAAGTTACCTTAAGATTTGAATTGGCATCCACTGCATCTTCCCATGTAAAAAGAGCTTCGTCCCAAATATCATCAAAAGACTCTGTCCCATCTAAAAGAACTGGACATCCAATTGGAATATTAGGGTTATAGGAATAAAGTTCTCTATCGTGATATGTTTCATAAAAAGTACTAATTATACTTTTTAATTCAGTTCTATTTGCAGTGGTTAAATCATCTTCATTACCAATCCCTAAATTTAAGAATAAGTTATAATTATTAGTATCATTATTTTGGTCCAAACTAGGTTTAAGGACCATTGACATATCTTCAATAAATAATTGTCTATCGTTGGGAAAAACATTAAATTTAATATCGTGACCTTCACTAAAGAAACTAATTGGGTTTTGATTGTTCCAAACGTTTAAATTTCTTTGATCAAAATAATCACCTTCAGCGGTAATATCTATAATCCTAGCCTGTAATGGTAAATACTCTTTTTGTAATTTGTTCTTTAAACCATATAGTTTAATTAGGATTTCTTCTGGCGTGTAATCAAACGTTTCAGTTACATTAGGAATATCCCATTGATCAAAAGTACCATTAGGTTCATTTAATCTATAGACAAGACTAAACTTGCTAGTCTTCTTCATTGTATTAGATGGTAACTTAAATGCTAATCTTTTTCTAGTAGCTTCACCTCTAACTGAAGAATGTGGAACTGGCACCGCAAATAATTTACCAAAATTCTTAACAGAATTATCTATATTTAACCAGTATTCTTTTAACGTGATTTTATCATAACCGAAAAAGTCGATTGCATTTAAAACAGCTTTATATGTACCAACAAATGGCTTAATGTTATGTAACTCTAAAAGTAACTCTTTTCTTTTTCTGTTTAAAAGAATATAATCAGGCGACATTTCGCTAATGTCATGATCTTTAAATAACATAAAATCAGCTTCGCCTAATGTTGCACCGAAATTAGAAAGTAAAACTTTAAGCCTCTCATCTTCAGCAACCACTTCACCATAAAATTCAATTACGGCAATAAGAGTTTTAACACCGCCAGATAATTCATATAAGTTTAAGTTTCTAAGATGAGGTCCCTCTTTAGTGGAATTTAGCGCTATATTAAGTTGAATAGCTACATTGCTCTGTGTGTTTAAATGTTTAACACCATCTGTAATTTGATCAACGTTTGAGTTATCAATTAAATCAGTAACATATGTTTTTAATTCTTTAACAACAGGAATATTACCAGTGTGATCTATATCATATAGGGTAATATCTTTGCTATCTCTGCTATTAAATTCTTCCCACTCAAACACAAACTTAGTTGCATTAGCAGTCTCCGCGACTGGGAAATTTATGTTTGGATCACCATTAAAGATACACTCTTCTAGAATAAACAGATTGACTGTCTCGTATAAACCAGCGGAAACTTCTGCTAAGTGGATCGTGCCCTGATATACCCCGAGGTTATCTTTCTCGAAGTTTAAATCATATTCTAATCCCTTAAAAAATCTTAAATTATTATACATTATCTAGTTTGATTGTCGTCTTTTTTAACGGTATAATTTTTGTAATTCTTTAAATACCTAGTTCCCTTTAAAAGGTTCTTGATCGCATCTTCTAAAAAGATTAGAAAATGTTGCATTGTTTGATTTCTTTGAATGTGACCAGAAAGTGATCTACCTATAAATTCACTAGGTGGCAAAGCATCATAGTTGTAACCAACATGAAGTCTTTCGTCCTTTCTAGCCTTAGTAGTGTCATATCTTTTAACACGTTTATATCCAAGTAAATTATCAAATAAACCCATTATTTAAGTGCTTTTCTATTTCCAGCCTGCATTCTAGTGTATATCGTTCTAGGAACTGGTTCTGCTTCGAAGTTTATACTAACAGCAGCCTCGGAATTAATCAAAACATCATCAACGATTTCATCACCGTCTCTGTCTTGCCAGCCACCTCTAAATACTGCAACTTCTTCTTTTTCCATTATAATGTCACCCCATTGATCAAGGCCTTTAACAGTATAAGGTATTTCAGTGGTGTCCGTAACAGGTACTACTTTAACATCTTCAATTCTTTTAAAGTAAACATACTTTTGTTTACCATTACCAACAGTTTCTAACGTCACGGGCTCTTGTGGAGCAATTGTAACATTAACTGATTCATAATAACCTAATCTTCTAGCAGTCTCTTCAGTTTCTGAAATAAATTTAACGTTAACCGCATCAATACCTTCAATCTCTTCTAAGATATAGATGATATCAGATTTTGGTAGTTTATCTCTTCTTGTAATATTCAGTAAATATTCAGACACTTTAGCTCTAACTGCATTATAGATTTCATCTTTAGTGTAACCTTCGAAATATCTAATATTAATATCAATACTATAATATCTTACTTGTGGCTTAACAAAAACAACTTCAGTAGTTACCATTTGTTGGCCACTATCTTCAAGAACTTTATGCATTGCATCATACTCGCCCTGATCTAAAAACATCTCTTCTTGTGGTATTGTAAAATAGTCTTGATTTTTAGCCAATTTCTTTTTAATATCTGGTACTGCAAAAATATAGATAACATTATCGTCATCTAAATATTGATCATCGGTTGTGTTATATGCATCTATATAAGAGAACATGTTATACCTTGATAAGAAATATTCATAATTGTCTGGCGTTGCCAGTACAAAAGACTTACTTGCCATCGGAGTCATAATCTTAGTGAATTGTGTATTCTCTCTATCACTGCCCATTTTTGGTGATGAAGTAATAGTTACGTCTAAGAATTCATTTAAGTCATGTTCAGTTCCATTTGAATCAGTACCCGTTGCATCCCATTTAATAGTTAAATCCGGCGAATCATCAAGATTACCAGCTAAACCTCCGTGTTTTACATATTCTACTTCAATAATTGCACCAACCGGTGGCACCATACCAAAACTACCATTACCAAAATAAAGGTCTAGACCTCCACTAATTCCTGTTTTAATTAAGTATGCCTTTTCATTTGAACCTAAGTCATATAATGAATTGTGTTTGGTCCAAAGTTCACCATTAACACTAACCGCAACTTTGCTGTGATCAGTAATACCACCAGTATTAATACTAAATGACTGCAATTTATTACCATCACTGGTTACTGTTTGTTTTTCAAATTTACCTTGAATAATAGCAGTCTTAAATGAATTGTAATTTGTTTTCTCTAATTTAAACTTATCTTTAGAATTTAAAAGCGTGTATGTTAGGCCATTAATATCAAATTTAAGTTGAGCTCTTGCATCTATGTTTAACGAATTCCCGGCTACTTTACTTAAATCAGCTCCCGGTTTCCATCTAAATTCAATTTCACCAGTTGCTGCAAAACCCCTGGTTGCATCATGACCAGTTAATCTAGCCATTCCATAAATAGACTCCGGCTGTTGTGCAGTGTATATGTTCTGCTCTACTACAGAATCTTCAATATAGAACATGATTAATTCTACCATTTCTGATAGAACACTGATTATTTGTGCGAATGGAGATGCCACGGTAAATAGAGTATTAGCTCTATTGTACACTCTAGAAATATAGGTTCTCGCATCGCTAGTAATATTATCAGCGCTGGTTCTAATTGTACTTAAAAATTTTAATTCGGCCATTATTTGTCTTTACTTTTTTATAGCATACTTACTTTAATAGCATATCTACTATCTATCGTAATATCTATATATGCAATATCTCTAACTTCACCTTTCATAAAATTCACCTCAGTTTTAATGTTATATTTTGTCGCAAGCGGACAATAGTGATTTATTTGATCAGTTATTCTAGATCTTATGTTGTGTTCATTTGATCCAAAGTCATATATAAGTTCCTCTAAACTGCAACCAAAATTAGGAGTACCCATTACCTCTCGCTTATTAGTGAATAGCAACGTTTGTATCTGCGTGATCAACATTTCTATCTCACTATTAGTCTGAACCTGTGTTTCATCGTAATTCGGGTCGCTCGGATATTTTATATATAGTTCCATTTATCTATGTATCTTATTTATTTAAGAGTGCATCATCCAATCAACACCTTCATCTCCTTTGATCTCTTCGTCAATGGCTGCTAACTCATCATCTCCCATGGATTTAATAGCATCGTAATCAAAATCAACATTTCCGGGTAAAGCAAATTTAAAAATACCTAATTTAGTACCGATTGATTGTTTAATTTTAGCACTAACATATCTAAAGAAAATTTCATCGCTATATAGCGCACAATCTGGTATCGTCTCATACACCTCAAGAATAACATCTCCTTTAGGTGTATCACCTAAGAATTTTAATTCACCGGTTAAACTTGAATAATTATATGATATGGGATTCTCTAGAATCTGTCTAGATAAGTCTGCCATCGAAGCATTCAATACATAATATTGTAATTCTTCTGCAGCCTCAGCCATTCCAGAACCTTCATACATACCTCTAAATAGCATTCTTTCCATAGAAAAGTCAGAACCAGATTGGAATCTTAAATCCATTCCACCACCGCCGCCATTCCATCCAGAAGCTAAGTCATATAAACCATAAACCGAGTATACTCCACCGCCACCATCTAAACCAGGGCCTGGTAAATTAAGTGCTCGGTGTGATTTAAAGTAATCAGTACTAAATACATTACTTGGTATATGATAGAAATTCTCTTTTACAGAGTACTCATATTTTTTATAGAACCATTTTTTAGCTCTCTTAATAATATTAATGATTTCTTTTTGTGGTAGATTGATAGGAACCATACAGGCTCCAGTAATATCATCTGCTACTTCGTCTAAGAATAGATTTAAACAGTTAGGATCAAAATACCTTCCGGTAGTTAAATCATTATTTGAGCCGCTTATAATTTCACCCATTTTTTATTTATTTTATTTTTTTACTTACAACAATTTCTGTTTCTTCAAACCTAGCATCTTTGCTAGTGAAGCCCTCTCTAAATATACCACCTATCATTTTACCCCTAAACATAGTGTCTCTGCCGGCAACATAACAGTTGGTTAATTCACAACTACCATGCGTATAACTAGATTCAACTTTAGAGTCTTTCACTTTAGTAGCTCTATATAAACTACCCCACATAACAGCAGAACTCGTGATATTGCAGTTATAAAAACTACAATTAGTTAAATTACCTGCAAGTTCACAATCAATAAATTCAAAATTTTCTAAAAGATAAACAGTTGGAAATTTACCATCTTTAACCTGTACCGCGCCATAATCTGAATCGTAGTTTATAACACCAGCGGTCATTGATCCATTTACAATAAGATCCATAACTCTATTTTTAAACCTTTCCCATTGTACTCGTATAATAGTTGGATTATCTTGTAGATCGACTAATATTTGTATATCTGGCCAGTGCTCAGATACTTTAGAGTAATCTTTGAGCATATCCATTATGGGTTTATTCTTATTTATAATTCTCTGTAATTCAATTTTATTTTCAGCAGTAAAACGAGGATCGTTACAAGAGTTCCACATTTGCATTAGGAACCTTTCAATTAGGTATAAAATATTATCCGTTTTTTCCTCATAATCTGCACCACCCAAATATCTAAACTCAAGATAGTTCTTTTCTTTTTTAGAAAAGTTTATACCATAATATTTCGTATCGGCAAATTTAAAATTATTTGATGCTACTTGATTTGCATCAAAGTGAAATGCTTCCCATTTTGGCATTACCCATTTAATACTTTTAGCGTATGCTGATTTTTCTCTGTTTGGAAAAAACTTATAGATTTGTTGCTCATCAAAGTCTAAGATAAATTTAAGAACATTCATCTTAGAAATAAGTGCAGGATCCTCTAAATATTTTTTATCGAAAGATAAATTAATGTGGATTGACGCCCTATCATTGGTATATCCATTTTCAGATATCCAATTAAGCATTTTAATTACCATAATCCTAGCGTTTCTATACGGAATAGGACCAGTAACTAACTCGATTAGGCCTTTACCACCAGACATGTCTGGTTCCATTTTAAACTCTTCAGCTGAAGGTTGAAAATCAGAATGTGCCTTATCTTCTAACCTAATTTTTCGATCTAGAAGCTTTGCCAATGATTTTTGGGTAGCTTCTAGATCGAAATTAGAATAGAATTCAAACTCAACACCCATAAGTGCCGCGTTCAAAATTGATTCTCTTGAGGAATCTATAGTTAATTTTTGCATATTAAGATTATGATATTATCGTTTGAATATATATCACGCTCTCGATGCGATAGTTATTAAGGCATTTTCAAAAATACTTTCATTGACTCAACGTCAATTCTGGTAATTTGTACCGTGATTGGATCTCCGTTCTTAAATACGCTCATAACTTCTTCACCAACTTCGCTTACATGTAGTAGTCCAGTCACTCCTTCTTCAATACTAATAAATAAACCGTAGTCTTTTTTAGTTTTGACAGTAGCTTCAACTACTGAAGGAATTTGATATCTAGATTGAATATCACTCCATGGATTAACAGTAGCATTAGCCTTTTGAGTAAGCGTGATCTTAGTATCACTGATAATATCCTTAACGATAAATGTGATTTCATCACCAGGCTGAATCTGTCTAGCTTTGAATTTAATAAGAGTTTCCTCATCTAAGTCGTTATTATGGATCATACCAGTCAAACAACCATTAAATTCAACAAATATACCATATTTAGCAGTACCTGTTACATTACCTGTAATTTCAGCACCTTGATTTGCTTTTATGTTTTCAATCTCGTTTGGAATTAAAGCCTGTAGATATTTTCTGTGAGAAACTACCAATGTACCTCTATCTGGTGAGAAACTTACAGGAACAACATAGATTTCAGTACCAATAATAGAACTAAAGTCATGTAGTTTATTAATACCTGCTAATGAACCTGGCATAAAACAATCAATTCCCTGAATATTTACCATATAACCACCATTCTCAATCATATGTGTAACTTTACCAACCCATGCGGTTCCACCAACTTCAACGGCTTCTCTAAGATCCATAAAGACTCTGTGTTTTATACCACCGTTAATTGATCCGACTACATGTGAGTTGTTATCAGTTGAGGTAATTAAAACTGATGTTTCTTCACCCGGTTTTAAGGCTTGAATCGCAGCAGGTTCCTTATCATATTTAACATATATTAGTTCTCTGTAACCAATATCGACACTAATAAACTCTGAGCTAATACCATAAACCGTTCCAGTATGAATTTCTCCAACACCTACAATAGTTACCATATTACCCAAAGCAGCATCATGTGCGGTAAGCATGTCGTACATTTCTTGAGCATATGATTCTCTAGAAAAGACCTTATCGCCATTCATGGTTTTAATATGTGGATTTGGTTTTTTGGTTTTTGATGGGCAACTAGCTTCATAAGCATCCCACATGAAGTTTCCCTCTTCATCGTAATAATCATCCGATATATCACCACCATCTGATTTAAGATCTTTTAAGTTTTCGACCGTGATGTCTAGTTCTTCAACTTCTACAGTATTGACTTTAGTTTCGCCAATTCTGATCCTTTTGTTTTTTTCGTTGTTCATTTATTTTTATATTAAAGGTGTAACATATTATATATCTATTTATTTTTAGAAGACTACCGGTACAAAACCTACCATCGGCACGGGACCTACTGGTGTTGGTATACCTCCTAAATAGAGTAATTTAAATTCTAACAAGTGTAGAGCATATGCCGCGGCAACTGCTGTAGAAACCGCAAGTGCTGGTGGTTGAGGTGCTGGCAATACACTAAATGTTTTACCAGTATTCCAAGCTCTTCTAAGATTTTTAGCTAGTCTCTTTTTACCACCATAATAAATCGGTATATAAATACCAGTTAATGGTGGGGGAATTAAAGCTGGCAAAGCAGATGGTGATGGAGCAAATGGTTTAACTAAACATGCATACCAATACGCAATAGTTATTTCAGCCATTTCTTCATATGGATCTCCACCTGGCCAACTAAAATTTATATCAACATCCTCCTCTGCCGTGTCACATTCGTCAGCTGCTTTTTTAGCATCAATAACCTGTTGTCTTTGAAACTTAAAAATAGTACCGCCGGCGTTTGGGCTTATATTAATAATATCATCAGCTGACTTAACATTTTTAATGGCTCCGGGAATTTTTGCCCAATGTATATCGTACTCTAATTTTTCATATTGTGCCGTTACATATGTGTTGTCTTTTTTCCACCAAATCACTTTAGTATCGTCGGATACACCGTATTTAAAACTCATTTCAGATCCGTTGTCATATGAAAAAAGAGCAACTACATGGTCCGTTAAAATTTTAGGTCTTTTGCTTGGATAATCTGGCAAATTATGTTCCCTGTCAAAAGAAACCTGTATTTTGTATTCAGAGAGTGGACAGTCTGACATTTTAAAATTGTCTAAACCGGCTTCAAACGCCGAACTTACACCATCAACCAGGGCTTGCCAATCATATCCTGCGCCCTCTATATCTGTTCTAGCTTTTTCACTCACATTAACGTATGGAAATCTACCGACAAAATAAGTACCTCCAACCGCTCGCTGTATTTCAGTAAGATTATTGTACTTTGATTTACCTAAACTGGTGGCCCATAATTTATACTTGTCTTTTTCTTCTTGACTGGACAAATTGTGATATTGCTGTAATAATCTATTTGCAAATGACTTGGCCAAATCTGATACAGTTTCTGAACCGTCTAAACATTCAAACTCAAAAAATCTAAACTTATATAAGTTTAAACTCTGTTTGTAATCTTCAACAAATTTATTAAATTTCTTTTGTTGTTTCTTTTCTTCTTCGATTGGATCTGGCTCTTCAATGGGTTCTGGACAAAAATCGGCATATGCTGGATGAGACTCTTTGCCCATTTCAATTATATTACCGTCTTTATCTTTCTGGTCTAATAAAGGAATATCGCCCTCTCTTAATATTCTTTCAAACACCAAGCCATAACCCTGTTTTAAAAGAAACTCTGCCGCTGGATTATTAGTATGTGTTGCACCAAATGGTGTCATTGCTAATCCCTTTATTGCCTCTAGATATCTTTCTGCTACTCTTACACCAAAATCATATCGACCACTTAATGGGTTTAAATTAATAGCATTAATCATCGATGTCGGATCAGTCGTCAAGTTAGCATTAACTGGATTTCCGGGTTTAATAGATTCTATTAATTCTGAAGATGGGGGGAAAATAGGCACTTGATCCTTGCCAACTTTTGGCAGATCATAAGATACCATACCGCCACCCGGTTTAGTAAACGACTGCCCCGATATATCGGACGCTAATGCTGGTATAAATGATGGCCAAAGTGCGGGCATAATTATTTACCTTTTTGTTGATAGTTAATATGAGTGCTCGATAATTTTCCTACTGTTATTGGAGTTGGTGGCATTGGGGGTCCAGAAGGACCCACGCCAGTTGGATGTATATGTGCATTATAATCGTCTAACCACATTTGTAACCAATCCTGTAGAGATTGACCCCTCACTGCTGGTTCTGTTTCATCTGCTCCCGGCTCGCCCGTATTTGAAACGAATATATCACCACAGTCTAAGAACATTTTAGCATCTGTACTGATTTTTATAAATCCCTCTTCGTCCATTTGAATGATTGGGCGCTCTTTGGCACCGCTACCTCTTGTGATAACTAAACCATCTTCAGGAGAATGATAGATCCTTACGTTGCGCACAGCATCATATACTAGCGATATAACATCATGTGGTGCATCAGAAGTTTCTAAAATATCTGACTTAAGATCTGTATTTTGATCTATTTGAAACCAGTATTCAGGGTGGTAGATGTTACCGTTGTCAAAACGAACTGCAACAATATCACCAACTCTAGGTACTGCATGTGCACCAACTTGATCCCTATTCATAGGGGTTGCCCACGGAATTGCATCATCAGTTAGTTTATCAAATTTACCATAAACTTTAACCCTACATCTTCCGTTTAAAAGAGGATCTTCGTTAACTACAACTTCCCCAAGCCAGTGTTGATCCCTTAAATTATCTTTAAAAAGTTCATCAGCCATTATTCGTATACATTTTCGTTAAGTGAATTATCTGCACTACTGTCAACACCTGGTGTATAAACTCTTTCGCCTAAGTTTCCGTCTGGGCTACTATCAACAGCAGGACTGTCGTACATGTTATTAGGAGTAATATTACCCTTTTTAGGTTTATTAGATTTACTTTGTGTAAACTGTCTAGCTAAATTTATAACACCATTAATACTACCAGCTTCAAGTGCGGTATTAATATCACTGAGTGTTCCTAATGCACCACTAGCGCCATGTACATTATCTAAAATTAGCGCCTTTACTTTATCCATACCAGCATTCGCCAAACTAGCTGCCGCCCCCGTTAATCTTTCAGGATAAACAGCACCCATTGGATTTTTACCAAAACCAGGCAAACTATTTTTTAAATTATTAAATCTATTTACCAGCGAACCGGCGATACCATTTACCTTATCACTAATTGCATTCTGTGCATTTGCCAGTGGATTAAATGGAGACTCTGGATATAAACCATCTCCGGGTTTTGCCCCGGGTATAAGATCTTTATCATCAACTAACGATATATTTTCTCCGAATTTTTGATTAGTTAATAATGCAGTTTCCCATGTAAAACTTAATTTAGGTCTCTTTAATTCAGGCATCTTAGATGCATCTGCAAACATGTCTGCAATTGAATCTTGTTGCCATTCACAATGACCTAATTCAAACATTAAATAAGGTCTGGCATCTGCAGTAAATTGACTAACTAATCCAACATCAAATTTTCTACCATTTTTATCAATATTAGTTTCAGAACCTTTAGCTCTAGGAATTATATTTACAGATTTACCTTC